CAAGTGGTATCTTGAGAATGAAGAAATGGATCCAAACATGGTTTCATCAGAATTACGTGATGTTAACAAGATGATTGAAGCCGTTGATCTCAACGAAGCCGAACCTTATTTTGATACAGCAGTAAACAATGATTATATGGCTTTATACAGAGAAGCTATTGCCAAGTTAAAAGGCAAAAAGACTTCTATTTATGGAGTAGACAATGACGTTCTACCACCAAACGCAAAACCTAATCCAAAGTCAGCATATAATTCAGGTGAAGTAGAAAAAAATGATGCTGAGTTAGACGCTTTGAATCCTACTGAATCAGAAGTAAGCAGATTAAGAGAACTATCTGGCATTACAGAAGCTCCATATCAATACGATATGTCAGACAAAGGCGATATGCATGATGCATTGGCAGGTGTGCAAAATAGTATGGACGATGCAGTAAAAAGCATACAAAAAGCCTCTGGTCTTGCAAGGCAAGTATCAGACGAAATTGAAAATTCTCTTTACACAGATGAATCAGTTTTAAAAATTTAAAAAGTTCACATTCCTCCCAGGTGAAAATTAAGCGGTGTAGTTTTAGTTAACTGCACCGTTTTTTCGTTGTATAATGAAGTAAATACTACTACAAAGTAAGTATATGTGAATCCCTAGGAAAGACTATACACATTTAAAATGGAGTATAGAAATGGGAAGACCAATAGAAACATATACCGATAGTTTTGGGCAGACTATAGAATTTAGTATACCAAAACCTCATAAAAAGATTTGTATTAACATATCAGGTGGAGCCGATAGTGCTATACTGTTAATGATGTTAGTGCAATACTGTGAAAAACATATACCAGATGCTGAACTACATGTTATAACATCAGCTAATCCTATTAAGGGCTGGTACAATGCTAAATGGAGTACTAGTGTACTCAATAAAGTACTCCATATCACAGGAACTAAATTAATTAAAAGTCACTATACATTTTATAGCATAGATCAGATTAGATTAGAATTAGATGAAGCAGAACTAATGCAACAAGGTTTGAATGATATAACATTGTCAATACATGGAACTACACAAAATCCACCAATAGAAGATAGTGATAAATTTGGTTTAGAAAGTTATAAACCACGCGATCCAGGTCATGGAAGAGAAATAGTATATAAAAATAATAGTATTATAACTTTGCTTCCTTTTATGCAAGTAGACAAACGCATGATAGCACATTTATATAAACATTTTAATGTATTAGAAGAATTATTACCATACACACGAAGTTGTGAGTGGCATGAGGGATTCGAGTATGATTATGTTATAGTTCCTAACCCAGGAGATGGGCATTGTGGTGAATGCTGGTGGTGTAAAGAACGTAAATGGGCATTTGGGCGGTTATAACTATACATAAATAGTAATGTATAAATATATTACAATGGAACCCAAATGGCAGTAGATACAAAATTAACTAAAACCCCATATAAAAAAGAAAAGTACACAGAAGAGCAGTTATTAGAACTAGCATTGTGTACTCAAGACCCTAAACACTTTATGAAGGAACACTGTTATATTCAGCATCCTACAAAAGGTCGTATGAAGTTTGCACTATATGATTTCCAAGACGAACTAGTAGATACATATCACAATAATAGATATAGTATTAGTATGCTTGCACGACAAACAGGTAAAAGTACTTGTGCGGCAGGATACTTGCTATGGTATGCAATGTTTAACCCAGATCAAACTATTCTTATAGCGGCACACAAATATTCAGGTGCCAGTGAAATTATGCAACGCATTCGTTTTGCGTACGAAACACTGCCTGATTTTATTAGAGCTGGTGTTACTGCATATAACAAAGGATCGTTGGAATTTGATAACGGTTCTCGTATTGTAGCACAGAGTACAACAGAAAATACTGGACGTGGTTTGTCTATATCGTTAGCATACTTAGACGAGTTTGCATTTGTTAGACCAAACATTGCTAAAGAATTTTGGACTTCACTTTCACCTACATTAGCAACAGGTGGTAAATGTATTATCACATCAACACCAAATATGGATGACGACCAATTTGCACAGATTTGGAGAGATGCTAATAAGAACCAAGACGAACACGGCATGGAAACTACTACAGGTATTAATGGTTTTGCACATTACCTAGCTACATGGGAAGTACATCCAGACAGAGATCAAGAATGGGCAGATGTTGAACAAGGTAAAATTGGCGAAGAAAGATTTAGGCGTGAACACAAATGTGAATTTATTGCGTTTGACGAAACACTCATTGATAGTATTAAGCTAAGTAACATGGAAGCTCGCGATCCATACGCTATATCAGGACAAGTACGCTGGTATGCACCAGTTGCCAAAGGTAAACTATATATGATAGGATTAGATCCTAGTTTAGGCACAGGTGGCGATAACAGTGCTATACAAGTATACAGTATGCCAGGAATGAAACAAGTAGCAGAATGGATGCATAATAGAACAACAGTTCAAGGGCAGATAAAAATTTTGCGAGAAATAGCACAGTTTATAGAAAGCGAAACAAATGGCGATTGTGAAATATATTACAGTATGGAAAACAACACATTAGGCGAAGCAGCACTAGTTGTTGTTGAAGAAACAGGCGAAGAAAACTTTCCTGGTACATTTTTAAGTGAAACACGGCAACATGGTAATGCCAAACGCTATAGAAGAGGCTTTACAACTACACATAAATCAAAAATAAGTGCATGTAGTAAACTAAAATACTGGGTAGAAACAGAGAAACTAGAAATAGCAAGTAAGCCTCTGTTAAGAGAATTAAAAACATTTATTGCACGTGGTAATAGTTATGCAGCCAAAGACGGCGAACACGATGACCTTGTAATGGCAGTTAATTTAATAGTGCGTATGAGTTTAGAAGTATCTAAATACGAAGAAGATGCCTTTGACTACTTAAACGACGATTTTGAAGATGGAGACGGTATGGAGCCTATGCCGTTTAGCCTGCTATAATGCAATAATTGATAAATACATTAAAGGAATACTATACAATGCAACTATCACAAGAAATTTTTAACATTCTAAAGGGTGCAAACATTAAATTAAAATTGTTTGATCCAATGGGAAATAAAACATTAGATCCTGAATTATCAGCGAGATTTTACGCATATGATAATGATTTTCTTGTCACTATTAGAGAAGAAGAAGATGGAGTTGAACTAGTTGTACAAGCAGGAGCTAGTTTCAATTTTAATGAACACAAAGATTTATTGAATAGTATTAAAAAAGCAGGACACAACGCTATGGCAGAATATAACATTAGAAAATTTGATAAGAATATTGAATTAAAAGACTTCGCACACGATGTAGTAAAAGAAGACGACCGTACTGAAAAGGCAATGAAAGACATGCAACCAAGTGCAGTTACAGGCTATTACGAGATCACAGACTTCTGGAAAGAACACACGCAGATGTGGGACAAAAGTGTTGACGAAGTGATGCAAATGATTTATGAGTGGACTTGGATTGAAATGACAACAGCCACTAGAGACAGAGATGAATTAGCAAAACGTACATTAGCAATAGTAGTTGACGCATTGAGGAACAAAAAAGACGATATGACATTTGATGACATGATTGCTCAATTGGAATCAAAAAATGAAGATGTCCGCAGATTAAGAGAACTATCTGGTATTGCAGAAGCTCCAAACGAAGGCACACAAGGTTGTGCAGATTGCGAATGGATTAAAGACGAAACAGACGGCGACATTGATACATGTGATGATTGTGCAGCAGAAAAGCGTCAAACTAATGAATCAGAAAAGCGTTGGAAACAAACTAGTATGTCTCCACAAGAAGCAATAGCAAAATACGGCAAAGAAAACGTAAAAGTTAAAAAAGGTGCATTGCGTAATGGCGATGACATGGTAGAAGTATTTGTTGAATCAATGAACGAAGGCGGAAATTCAGTAGAGGCATTTATGTCACATGTAGTTGATCATGCTAAAGAAATTCAAGCAGATAACTATAGAATGACTGATAGTTCATATTACGAATTCACAGATGAAATAGATACAGATGATGAAGAATTTATGAGTATGCCACAAGTGCAAGCTATATTAAAAGCAATACCACATGTGGATATGGAAAACACAGATATTAAACATGCAATTGATGTTTTAGCATCAGGCGAATTACTTGAAGCAGAAACTGAATCATATTCACCAGGTGATGAAATGGAAGATGGCGTAGTAAGTAATTGCTGTGGCGCTCAATTAATGGACTACAATGATGGACATGGTAGATGTTCAGATTGTAAAGAAATGGCAGCCGGCGAATCAGAAGAAGAATATTACGAAAGTTGGGATGGCATTAAAAATGCAGTTAAAAAAGGTGTTGATACTCTTAGACACGGCGGAGTTAAGTTTGGTAAAAAAGGAGTTAAATTCACTACTGACCTTAGAAAGCCACAAACTGGAACAGTTAAACCACAAATGGAAAGTTATTCACCTGCAACAGGCAGTATGAAAACAAGTTATATTCAATTACCAGAAAACACTAAACTTATTATTAAGCATACAAAAGGTGTTAATGAAGAAGTGCGTGGTAGCAGATCACGTAACATCAAAGCATTGTTTATTGAAAACAGTGCAGGAGAAAGATTTAGATTCCCACACAAATATTTACAAGGCGCTAAAGCTATGGCCAACCATGTAAGCAAAGGCGGAACGCCGTATGATGCAATTGGTGAATCAATTATCACTTTATGTACAGAAGTAGCACAGTGTAGTCAGTTTTTGAGACATGTGCGTACAAACAAATTAACAAACGAAGGCAATGAAAACATTGTTGAAACAGTTAAACAAAAATTAAAAGAATTTAAGAATACAGTTAAGAGTCTACAGACTTCAAGAGGTTATAACGCCTATCAAGTTCCTACTACTGCGATTGTAGAAGATAATGATAAAGAATCGGTTGACTTAACTGACAAGTTCATGTATAATACATTTGAGACTGCAAATATGGATTCAGTCTTAGAAACAGTAGCCCGTATTATAAAGGAGAGAGACAGTATGACAGATCTAACTAAAAGTAACATGAATCGTTTATACGATATGATTAAAAACAAGGAAGATTTCAAACTTAACATTGATCCAAATGATCCAGAACATCCTGACAATGAAGATCCAATTAAATACTCAGGTGGTAATGGTGCAATGGCTAAGTTAGTATCACACTTATCTTTTCTAGCAATGAACAGTAAAAATGACGAAGTATTTAACTTACTAAGTCAAATTTCAGGCGAAATGTATAGCTTGCCGAAAGAGCATGTTATATTATTAGCCAAAATTGCAGCATATTTAGACAAAAATAACAAGGCTCCAGCAAAGGAACCAGCAATGGAAGATCTTGCTGAAGCAATGTTAAAAAATCTAAGAAGAAAGATTGCATAATTTTCTTCAAAAAGTGCTTGACAGTAGGCACAATTTATTATATACTGTAATGGCAACTAAAGGCAAAAGTAGTTAAGAGCTACACAAAGGCAAAGTAGCACTAGCTACACAAACAAAGCAGAACTATAAGTTTTGTTACAAATAAAGGCTAATATAGGAGAAACTAATAATGGCATCTTTAGCAGAAATCCGTGCAAAATTACAAGCACAAGAAACTAAGAGCTCAGGCTCATCAACAGGTGGCGGCGATAACGCTATCTTCACACACTGGAATATTCCAGAAGGCAGTAGTGCAACACTACGATTCCTACCAGACGCAGATCCCGACAACACTTTCTTTTGGAAAGAACGTCAGATGATCCGTTTATCATTTCCAGGTGTAAAAGGCGGAGACGAAAACAAACCAGTTACAATACAAGTACCTTGTGTTGAAATGTGGGGAGATACATGTCCAGTACATGCAGAAATTCGTCCTTGGTTTAAAGACCCTACTATGGAAGACATGGGTCGTAAGTATTGGAAAAAGCGTAGTTACATTTTCCAAGGCTTTGTAACACAAAGTGATCTACAGGAAGACTCAGTACCTGAGAATCCTATTAGGCGTTTTGTTATTTCACCTCAAATTTATAAAATCATTAGTTCAGCACTTATGGATCCTGAATTCCAGGAAATTCCTACAGACTATGAAGCTGGTACAGATTTCGTAATTAAGAAATCTACCAAAGGTCAATATGCTGACTATTCAACATCTAATTGGGCTCGTAGAGAACGCAGTTTAGATCAAACAGAGCGTGATGCAATTGCAACACACGACCTGCACAATCTAAATGACTTCTTACCTAAGAAGCCTGATGCAGAACATCTAAACGCTATCTTTGAAATGTTTGAAGCAAGTGTTGATGGACAGTTGTATGATCCAGAACGTTTTGGTCAGTACTATCGTCCATATGGTGTAGATGCACCAGCTACTACAGGAGCAAAACCTGTTGCAGCGGCAACTACTCCACCACCAACACCAGCACCGGCGCCAGCACCAGCGGCACCAGTTGTTGAACAAGCAACAGCACCAGCACCAACAGCAGTTGATATGACGCCAGAACCAGAAATGGCAACGGCAGCACCAGCAGCTGAAGGGCAAGCAAGTGCTCAAGACATTTTAGCAGCGATTAGAAATCGTAAGCAATAAGTAATATAAATTGAGTGGGGGTCCTTAGTGCCCTCACTTTAACATAGGAGAAAAAACATTATGGCAAGACCATTTGACGTAAGTAAATTCCGAAAAGCTATTACTAAAAGTGTTCCTGGGTTAAGCGTAGGCTTCAATGACCCTGACACTTGGATTAGTACAGGAAATTACACACTAAACAAACTTATCAGTAACGAATTTGACAAAGGAATTCCACTAGGTAAGGTAACTGTTCTAGCAGGAGAATCAGGCGCAGGTAAATCGTTTATCGCGGCAGGTAATGTAGTTAGATCAGCACAAGAACAAGGCATATTTGTTATTCTAATTGACACAGAAAATGCATTAGATGAGAAATGGCTACACGCACTGAATGTAGATACTACACCAGAAAAACTATTAAAACTTAACATGAGTATGATTGATGATGTTGCTAAAACAATTAGTGACTTTATGAAGGATTACAAGGCAGAATACGCCGAAGCAGAAGACGAAGACAGACCTAAGGTATTGTTTGTAGTTGACTCGTTGGGTATGTTACTAACACCTACTGATGTTGATCAGTTTAACAAAGGTGATATGAAAGGTGATATGGGTCGTAAGCCTAAAGCACTAACTTCATTAGTTCGTAACACAGTTAATATGTTTGGACAGTACAATGTAGGACTACTAGCAACTAACCATACATATGCATCACAAGATATGTTTGACCCAGATGACAAGATCTCAGGTGGTCAAGGCTTTATCTATGCAAGTAGTATTGTTATTGCAATGCGTAAACTTAAACTAAAAGTAGATGCAGATGGCAACAAAACATCACAAGTATTTGGTATTAGGGCAGCATGTAAAGTAATGAAATCTCGTTACGCTAAACCATTTGAAAGTGTGCAAGTTGAAATCCCATATGAAACAGGTATGAGCCCATACAGTGGCTTAACTGACTTCTTTGAAGCAAAAGGTTTGTTAAAGAAAAGTGGAAACAGTTTAGAATATACTAGCACTGTAACAGGTGAAGTAATTAAAATGTTCCGTAAACCTTGGAATGCAAACAAGGACGGCGCATTAGATATCGTCATGTCAGAATATGACAATGATGTAGCTGATGCAGAAGAAGAAATCATGGATAACATTGAAGAAACTACAACGGAGGTGGTAAATGAATCTTAGTGATGGAGATTTTGAGTTTATATTTAACTTATATGACGAAGCACAAAACTTTATTGATGATAAGAACAAGTTAGAATATGCTCGCAGAACTATATATCAGCTTCTCGACTTTGGGTTTGAACTCAAACCAGCGTATAAAGAAATATCTGATCATTGCGAATACTTAGGTGAGGCACTTGATGAACACTTAGAGCAAGAAGAAGAAGATGAAGATGTTTTTGATGAATACAGCGAAGATGACGAGGAGTTGGAATACTAATGAGTGTATGGTATCGTAAAGTTACAGCAAATTTAGGAGAGATAGTTCCGGCTATCTCTCACTATGAAAAGCAAATTGATGAAGCACGATTTGAGTGTAGTATGAAAGGTGTACTAGAAAAGCAGAGCAGAGACATGCCTGGTATTGTAGAACATCGATTTAATCAATTACAGGAAGTAGAAGCAATACTTGAGTTTCTACATACTGAAATGCGTACATTACGATCCAAAACATTTCGTAAGTTTTTAGAAAACTACAATAAAGCACTTAGCTCGCGTGATGCAGACAAGTTTGTTGACGGCGAGCAAGATGTAGTAGATTTACAATATCTTATCAACGACTTTAGTTTGGTAAGAAACAAATACATAGGCATTATTAAGGCATTAGAAGCCAAGCAATTCCAGATTAATAATGTTGTTAAATTAAGAGCAGCAGGCTTAGAAGATATTTCACTATAAAAAGGTTGACAAGCAAGACTTCTTGCCGTATACTATACTTATAAATAGAAAATGTTCAATGAATACTTAACTTTACCACTGGAGTCACAAATGAATAAAACACCATGGCCAACTATCACAGTTATTGATGTAATGTGTGCCGCAGTTCTTGTATATAAAGATCAAGGATTTGTTCGTAGTGGACAAGGATACACAGACACTGATACAGAAAACGGTGAACCTATACAAATACGAGATAACAAAACTTGTATTGTTGATATTTTAGAAGATCCAGCAATGTCATTCACTGAATCAGAAATTACAAATGCTAATAATCTTATTGATAGCATTAATGGTAAGTTAATGATCAAAAAGATGACTAATAACCTCAATAATTTTGAGCAAAACGTTGCTAAAGCATTATCAGAGCCAAATGTTAATAAGTTTGCAGTAAGCATCATTGCTAGTTTACCACATAGTGTGGTAATTGACAAAAAGCGTGAAGCAGTTGAAGATAAAATGTCTGCATTAAAGCATAGCAGTATGTACTTTGGTAATCGTGGCAAAAGATACGATATTAATGTAAAAGTACTAGATGTTAAGTTTATTCAAACTAGTGATGTTTATATGATTACCACAGTTTACGCTGAAAAGGATATTATTAAGTTTTGGTGGCGAGATCAACCGGATATTAGTGATATTATTTCGGATAAAACCATTAAAATTCGTGGTACAGTCAACAAACATGAGCTATCAAAGTACTCAAATGCCAAAGAAACCCTTGTAAATAGGGTTAAAATCATAGCAATTTAGCGGTTTATTTAAAAGGTTGACAGAATCTACTTCCTAATATATATTATACTTAACAATAACATTAAGTTATTATAATTAATAAACAAAAGGAGTTAAAATGCCAAAAACTAAAAAAACAAAAGCAGTGGGTACTAAATTTTTCAAAGAAGGTACTCAAAACCAAAGAATCCTAGCTAAGTTCTGGGGTACAGGTAAATCTTTTACTATGGATGATCTAAGAGAAAAATTAGACATCGCATCTCCGGGTGCAAGACTTTCTGAATTAAGAGACGAAGGTTTTAATGTAAAAGCAACTACAGTTGAAACAGGTGATGTTGGTAGACAAACTAACGAATACACTATTTCTAAAAAAAGAGTATTAGTATAATACCTACTAAACTAGATTATTGGGCCCTTTATTGTATTGGGCCCAATTCTATGAATAAAAGATCAAATAAAAGGTTGACAAGTAAGATGTCTTACTGTATACTGTAAGTATAGTTAATAAAAAACAGGAGTTTAATAAATGGCACAAATGCAACTAAAGAAGGCTCGCAAGAATCGTAAAGGCGAGACAATTGTAGAAGTTCTTCCTAATAATGTGAAGGACAATCCAAATGAAACTGATAATCAAATTATCGAGCGTATGCGTGAGCGTTTTAGCATATTAGATGATATGACACAAGCCTCAATTGATGGTGTTGTGCGTGGTATGGTTGTAACAGGCCCTCCTGGAGTTGGTAAATCATTTGGTGTTGAACAAGTACTAGAAAAAAATAGTTTGTTTGATACACTAGCAGGTAACAAATTGCGTTTTGAAGTTATCAAAGGTGCCTCAAGTGCAATTGGTTTGTACAAAGTACTTTACAATAACGCAGATAAGAATAGTGTCCTTGTGTTAGACGATTGTGATACAGTATTGTATGACGAAACAAGTCTTAACTTGCTTAAAGCAGCACTTGACTCTTGTAAAAAGCGTAAATTAAGTTGGAATACAGATAGTGCATTACTAAGACGAGAAGGTATTCCAGATACTTTTGAATTCCAAGGTAGTGTAATTTTTATTACTAACCTTAAATTTGATAATGTGCGTGGTAAGATTAAAGATCACTTAGCAGCCATTATGTCAAGGTGTCATTACTTAGATCTTACAATGGATACAACTAGGGAGAAAGTTCTTAGATGTAAGCAGATTGTTGCAGATGGTATGCTTAATGAATATCAGTTTACTTCAGAAGAAGAAAATGATGTTATGGACTTTATGATCTCTAACAAAGAAAAGATGCGTGAGATTAGTTTGCGTATGGTTACTAAACTTGCAGATCTTAAAAAGAGTTTTGGTGATGAAAAGTGGAAACGAACTGCTGAAGTCACTTGTATGCGTAGAGCATAAAAATAAAATTTAGAAAAAGCCCTTCGGGGCTTTTTTTATGACATAAATACAAGATGGAATTTGTAATTAAAGCAATCATAGGCGGTTTAGTTATCGCGGGTGTAGTAACTGCAGCCGAAAAAGGTAACCCAACCATGGGTGCATTAATATTAGGAATACCGTTAGGTAGTGTAATAAGTGTTATCTTTATGCATCTTAGTGGAGTACAACCAGAAGTGTTTGCTCAACTGGCAAAAGAAACAGTTTACTTTGTAGTTGTAAGTTTAGTTTTCTTTCCTATATTTGCATACATGGTATTACAAAACGGTTTTTGGATATCATTAACTGTATCAATTTCATTTACACTGTTCTGTCTTTATTTACTTTTAAAATATCTAACATAATCAAGCGTTCGAGCTTGACTTATCCTATACAATAGTGTATTATACTAATATGAAATGTAAAATTATTCTCAAAGACGAAGTTAACTGTAAAGTCGAAGGACTTGATGTAAACACTCGTAGAAAATGTGAAAAAGAATTAAAGTTCTTTTTACCATATGCTTTTCATGTGCCAGCATACAAGTTAGGCAGATGGGATGGATGTCAAAGTTACTTTACAGTAGGTGGTGTTACATACATTAACCTACTAGACAAAGTATTACCTATCATAATGGATCAAGGATATCATGTTGACATTGATGATCTTAGAAAAGTACACACTTTTGATTTTCCAACTGTAGATGAAACAACATTTCAAAATAGACTCTGGCCAGAAAAACATCAAATGGCAGGAGAACCTATTACACTTCGTGACTATCAAATTGAAATTGTAAACAAGTTTTTAAGTACACCACATTGTTTACAAGAAATTGCCACTGGTGCAGGTAAAACATTAATTACTGCTGCACTTAGTGAGCGTGTAGAACAGTATGGAAGATCAATAGTGATTGTACCAAACAAAGACTTGGTAAGACAAACTGCTGATGATTATACTAACTTAGGACTGGATGTTGGAGTTTACTTCGGCGACAAAAAACAAATAGGACATACCCATACTATATGTACATGGCAAAGTTTGAATAGTATTAGAAAGCGTTTTCGTGATGGACTTGATGAACTTAGTTTACACGACTTTACTGAAAATGTAACTTGTGTTATCGTAGACGAAGTACATCAAGCCAAAGCAGATGTGTTAAAAGATTTGTTAACAAAAGAATTTGCACACATTCCATTGCGTTGGGGTTTAACAGGAACTATTCCTAAAGCGGACCATGAGAAGGTTAGTTTACAAGCGTGTTTAGGCGAAGTAACTAACAGACTTAGTGCAAGTGAACTACAAGACATGGATGTACTTAGTCAGTGTCATGTTAATGTTGTACAAATGAAAGAATTCGTAGAATATAATAATTACCAAAGCGAGCTAACATATCTTACTACAGATAAAGCTCGAATGGAATATGTGAGTGGATTAATTGAAAAGGTTTCTCAATCAGGAAATACACTTGTATTAGTAGATAGAATCAAAGCAGGCGGATTGATTTGTGATAATCTTCCACAAGCAAACTTTGTTAGTGGCGCAATGAAGTCAACAGATCGTAAAGATCATTATGATGATATCAATGAAGGAACTAATCAAATTGTAGTAGCAACATATGGTGTTGCGGCAGTAGGAATCAATATACCACGCATCTTTAATTTGGTACTAATAGAACCGGGTAAAAGTTTTGTTAGAGTTATTCAAAGTATTGGTCGTGGAATACGTAAAGCTGAAGATAAGGATAATGTTCAAATATGGGATATTACCAGTTCAGCAAAATTTAGTAAAAAACACTTAACAGAGCGTAAGAAGTTTTATAAAGAAGCAAACTATCCATTTACGATTGATAAAGTAGATTGGCAATAAGGAATAAGTATGAAAATATTAACAGTTGAAAACAAAACGTATGAACTAGATGACATACCAGATACAATAGACGATTTAAGATACAGCATTTTAGACTACAGTAACCCAGGACATATTGATTATTATTTTATTCCACTAGTGTTCCTAGAAAGTTTTTATGCACCAGCGGCAGTTATTCAAATAGGCGAGTATTCTATTACTATGCCATTAGATTGGAGCATTGTAATTTGTGATCCAGAGTGCGGTAATCCAGAAGTATTAAGTTTAATGAGTTTAAATGACAGAGGGTTTAGTGTATTTGCATTTAATCCATTAACTGGGTTTACTCCAAAGTATTTAGATGTAAATATTACTAATATCTATACAGATGTAAAATGGTATGCACCTAAACTAAAGTTTGGACATTTGTTAAATGTTCCATTAAGTGATGAACCAAATTCACCTTGTGTATTATTTGTAAAAGAAGCAAATAAGTTACCAGAGGTACTTGACATTAGTGAACTTTGGTAGTACAATGAAAACTAGAATACATGTTAATCAACACATTATAAAACGCAATAGTAAAACAGGCGAAAGAGAACCTGTGCTAACATGTAAAACATCTAAGAATAATAACTACGCACACGAAGTTGTTATTAAAGGTGACTCAAAAGTAGTATACAGTCCAGACAAGCCATTATCATGTGGAGCAAAGGTTTGGATAGAAACAGAAGGAGAAGTAATCATTGTCAAATAAACTAAACATTAAAGAAGAAATGAGATCTATTGATACTAAAGATAGAGGCTGGTATGATAGTTTAACAGAAGAAGAAAAGAAAAAAGTTGGCATATGGTTACTAATGCGTTATACTAGTAGTTGTGGCGATAAGATGTTCAGTGAACATTACTTAGAATGGACCAACGAAGTGGTTAATGTACACTTTAATAAATTACGCAAGCATCCACAATTGCAGTATCAACTGATGCAATTAGTAGGGCTAGGCAAAAGCACATTTCATCCTTGGATAGCACCCGGCAAGGCAATGAAGAAAAGTAAAGTACAAAAGTGGGTTGTAGAAAATTACAGTCATTTAAATGATGACGAAGTAGAAATTTTTATTAGTACTAAAACAAAAGAAGATTTTGTTGAGTTGTTTGAAGAACACGGTATGGATAAAAAACAAATCAAAGAGTTATTGAAAAAATAAAATGTACAAATGTCAATACTGTAGTAAATCTTTTAAGAAAGAAAATACATTAGCAGTACATCTTTGTGAGCAAAAAAGAAGGTTCATGCAAAAAGATGAGAAACATGTGCAACTTGGATTTAGATCATATCAATTATTTTATAAAATAGGAACAAATGCAAAAAATGATAAATCGTACGAAGACTTTGCGAAAAGTCAATACTATATTAGTTTTTGTAAGTTTGGTTATTACTGTCGCGACATTGGGATCGATGATGTACCAGCTTACACTACTTGGTTAATAAAGAACAGTGTCCGTCTCGACATATGGGGCAAAGATAGGCAATTTACAAAATGGATGAAAGAGAGATTAAAAACTGAATCAGTTGATAGAGGTGTAGAACGTACAATTATATTTTTACAAACTTGGGCAGAAGAAAATAATACAACTTATAATAGATACTTTAGTGACATAGCACCAAGTTTAGCAGTGTTTCATATTTGCAGTGGAAAAATATCACCGTGGGTATTATTTAACAGTACAGAAGCACAAGGACTAATTGATAGATTTAACGGCGAACAGTTAAAAATGATAACAGACTATTTAGAAATAGATTACTGGCAACGTACTATGAGCGTTAACCCACAAGATGCTAGGTGGGTAGAAGGAATATTGGAGCAAGCAGGAATATGATAGTAAACACAGATATTGACATTGACATAGCTGATAGAGATCAGTTGTTAAAAATAATCAAAGGCACACCTGCAATGATTGCCAGAGAAAATAACAAACAAGTAAAGCATAATACAGGTGTATACTTTCACGATATTCCAAGTAATCCATTTAGTGGACTTAGTACAATAGATCACAAAGAAGCAGAAAAAATGGGCTACTTTAAAATTGATGTGCTGAATGTTAGTTTGTATAAAAATATTAAAACTAAAAAACAATTAGTGGAATTACTTGACAAAGAACCTATGTGGGAATTGTTAGAACACAAAGAAGTAGTTGAACAATGTTTCCATATTCACAAACATCATAATATTGTAAGCCGAATGAAACCAACAAGTGTATCTCAACTTGCAGCCGTGCTAGCAATAATACGCCCTGCTAAAAGACATTTAATAGGTAAGGATTGGGATACTATTAATAAAGATGTATGGGTAAGACCAACTAACGATGATTACTTCTTTAAAAAAGCACACGCTCACGCATATGCAATGGCTATTGTATTACAATTAAATATGTTAGCTACTGGTTTTTCTTTACAAGATTAATACTTCTACGTTTGATACGTTTAGTGATACTATTGCTTAATCTAACTTCAGGACCTGCTACTATTTCTAATTGCTTAACATTAAAACTCATTACGCAATGAGCAAAGTTCCATCTATTAAGTAATGCAATGTTTATTGGTAATTTTCTATTTGTTTCCCACCACCATTCTTCTCCTAGTTGTAAGAATTTAACTCTTTCGTTAGTATTAGATAAGCGTTCGTAGATATACACACTGGCAACATGACTATCTATATTTTGGACTATGCCAAGATACTCTTTGCCTGCATATTCAATAACGGTTAAGAACGGATACTCGTCTAAAAGCTTCTGGTGTTTTGTTTGCATTACTTTTATTTATGATGAAAAAATTTGGAAGATTTTGATAAATACTTTACAGGAGTCTAACACATGTCAAATTACGGATCAGCATATAATATCAACCAAGTAGGGGATCTCTACACATTAGAAGATCATGGATCAGCACCAGGACTAGGCAAATATGCTAGTGCCAAAGGTACATCGGTAAACAGTCCATTAAATTACAGGTTTTTAAAATTATTTCGTGGATTTGATTCACAATTCTATTTCTTTGTAAAGAATCAAGATAGAAAAGCAATAATGCTACAAGGCGTTACAGTTAATGCATCTTTTATTGATAGAACAGATAGATCAACAGTTGTAAGCAAAAAAGCTATTACAACTGATTATGAAACAGGTTCTATTAAGGTTATATTAACAGTAGGTGAGAGTGCGTTATTCTCGCAAGGCTTGTACGATCTTGTGTTCAGTTACACAAACGACAAGGGACTAGTATTACCTCTATTTTGTGACCTAAATATGCGTCCTAACTTTACAGTAGAATGTTCAGAAGAAGGTGATGCATTACCCCTAAACACACAAATTGCTGATTCATTTACTTCAAAAGTAATTGGCGCAGACACATACTATTTTAGTAGTGCAATAAAGGCCACTGGTTATTACAACAAACCAAATGGACTAATTACAATAGCAGTATACGGAACAGGCTATACTGGAAACTTTACAGTACAGGGTGCATTAAGTGAAAATCCTACAGAATCAGATTGGTTTGATATCACACTAGGGTCGTACACACAAACATTCTATCCATATAATGGACATACTGGAATAGATCCATGGACATTTCGTACAAACGTACAATATATCAGAACAAAACACACTCAACCGGCAGGAACACTTGACAAAATCGTAGTTAGAGTGTAATATATACACATGACTTTGATGAATGAATACGTTAGAACTCTGGTTCCTAGTAACTGGCGATCCAGCCCAAGTGGTTGGACCAGTGGTAACTGTCCTATGTGTACAAGAAATGGTCAAGCACGACCAGACACTAAAGGGCGTGGAGGCTTCCACTTTAATGAAGATTCATTTCAATACAATTGTTTTAATTGCAACTTTAAAACAGGTTGGAGTCCACAAGGCAAGATAACAGTAAGACTAAAACAACTGTTAACAACATTAGGTGCAGATGAGGCAGATATACAACGCATACAACTTGAGCTATTGCGAGAACAAGATGTAGCAACACTATTAATAAAAACTGAAAAGCGTAAAAACCTAGTTATTGATTGGGACTTAAAAGAACTACCAGAAGATGCTAAACCTTTTATGGAATTTACAGAACCAAATGAAGATTGGACAAATGCAGTAATGTACTTAACTGATCGTGGATTTGATATTACAGATGATAGGTTTATGTGGAGTCCAAGTAAACAACACGGCAGAGTCAGTAAAAGATTTATATTGCCATTTACATACAAAGGCAAAGTAGTAGGTTATACTGCAAGATGGGCAGGCAATAATATTCCTGAAGGAATGCCAAAGTATTATAATCAGCAACCTAAAAAAGATTTTGTATATGGTTTAGATAGGCAAACAGCAGATAAAGAAATTGTTATTGTAACTGAAGGACAACTAGATGCTATTGTTACAGATGGTTGTGCAATAGGTAGTAATAACATAAATGACGAACAAGCAGATATATTGCACAGTTTACAAAAGCAAATTGTAATATTACCAGATGCAGATGAGGCAGGTAAACTAATGTGCAAGGCAGCTATTAAGCATGGTTGGAGTGTAGCATTTCCTGAATGGAAAGATTGCAAAGATGCCTCAGATAGCTTGACAAAACACGGAAGATTGTATACAATAAGTAGTATACTTAATAGTGTTGAAAGTAACAAAACAAAAATTGAATTAATGATGAGAAAGTATTGCAAATGAATGAACAAGTAAAAGAATATAATATAGACTTACAAAGATTGTTTGTAGAATTTTTAGCACAAGACAAGGACTTGTTTTCTAGGGTTAATGGAATTATTGATCCATTATACTTTGATAGAGAACTAAGAAAAGGCGTAGAGTTTATACAAGAACATGCTATGAACTATAGTGCGTTACCTACCCGAGATCAAATATTAGCAACAACAGGACTTGAACTACAGGAATTAAAAGATGTAGATGACAGGCATCAAAAATGGTTTATTGACGAGTTTGAAACTTTTTGTAAACATAAAGCACTTGAGTCAGCAATACTTGAGAGTGCAGATTTACTTGAAAAAGGTGAATATGGACCAGTAGAAAGAAAAATTAAAGAAGCAGTAGGCATTGGGCTTGCAAAACACATGGGTACTGATTATTGGGAATCACCAGCAGAACGCATTGAGCGTGTAAGAAATGCACGTGGCGGTACAAGTACAGGGTGGAGAGATATAGATCAAAAACTATATGGCGGATTTAACAGAGGCGAATTAAACATATTTGCAGCAGCATCAGGTGGTGGTAAAAGTTTGTTCTTACAGAATTTAGCACTAAACTGGAGTATTGCAGGATTAAATGTTGTTTACATAAGTTTAGAGCTTAGTGAAGAATTATCTAGTATGCGATTAGATAGTATGATCACTGGCATGAATACAAAAGAAGTATTTAAGAATGTAGATGATGTAGACTTAAAAGTGCGTATGCAAGGTAAAAAAGCAGGTAAACTACAAATTGTACAATTACCAAATGGTATTACAATTAATGCAATTACTAGTTATATGCGTGAATATGAAACTAAAAATGATTTAAAAATTGATGCAGTACTTATTGACTACTTAGACTTAATGATGCCTGCACAGAGCAAAGTAAGTCCAAGTGATTTGTTTATTAAAGATAAATTTGTATCTGAAGAGATGCGTAATTTTGCAGTAGAAAATGATATATTGTTTGCAACTGCATCGCAGTTAAACAGGGCAGCAGTAGAAGAAGTAGAGTTTGATCATAGTCATATCTCGGGTGGTTTAAGTAAGATTCAAACAGCAGATAATGTAATTGGTATCTTTACAAGCCAAGCAATGCGTGAACGAGGCAGATATCAAGTACAATTTATGAAAACACGAAGTAGTAGTGGTGTTGGACAAAAAGTTGATCTAGCATTTGACATTGGTGGGTTGCGTATTAAAGATTTAGATGATGATGAAGCAGGATCTACAATGAATCAACCTAGTGCTATATTTGATAAGATAAAATCACAAAACAAAGTATCACATCAAGAAAAGAATATTGCAGAAAATAGTGTAGTAGAAAATACTATACAAGGACATGACAAGTTACGTAGTATGCTAAAACGTAGCAATAGTTAAGAAGATAGATAAATACTATATAAGGTAACTATTACTGGAGACATAGACATGAAAAAACGTACTCGTAGCTTATTAGAGGAAATTAACTCTTTAGCACCCAAAAAGGACAAAACAGCTCTACTTGAAAGCAAAGGAAACAATGCAATCAGTAGCATTATCAATATTTTAGAGATGATTGATTCTAACTACGATAGCGATACCGCTCAGGATTTAACTAAGCGTATCATGTTAAGTATCAAAAATAGGGACCCAGAACGTTTTAACAGAGGTGTTAAAAAGATCAGGGGTCCAAAATGAAAGTAACAGATATTGTCGGATCACACAAGCGTAAACCTCGAAACCTAAGAAATATTAGACTAAAGGGCAAGGGTTTATATACTCCAACTGCACAAGACCTACAAGAAGGTGCAAGAATTCAGCATTTAGAAGATCTCATCTTATGGGACGGTAGTGCTGGAGCAAAAAAAGCCATTGCTACATTACATCAAGTAGAACAACAACCTAATACTGTTTCTGTTAAATGGGACGGCTCACCAGCAGTTATATTTGGTCGTAATGAAAACGGCGAGTTTATATTAACAGATAAGAGTGGATTTACTGCTAAAGGATATGATGGTAAAGTTACTAGTGCAGATGATTTAGAAGCTATGCTAAAAAACCGTCCAGGTTATGCTAAAAACCCACAAGATTATGGAGCATTTGCAGGCAAAATGAAAGAGATTTGGCCTAAAGTAGAAGCGACAGTACCAGCAGATTTTAGAGGATATGTACACGGAGATTTACTTTGGTTTACAAAACCAGAAGTAAAAGATAACAAGTTTATATTTAAACCTAACACTACAACATATCAAGTAAAATTAGACAGTGATGTTGGTAAAAAAATTGCAAACAGTGATGTAGGTGTTGTTGTACATATGGCAATTGGACTAGACGGCGAAAAGAGTAGTGTTGACATGTCAAGTTTCCAAGGCGGTCCAACATTTATTATGCCACCGGTTATGGTACAAAAATCACCAGGTGTAGATATTCCTGCAATAGACGAATTAGATGCATTTGTAGGAAAACATGCAGGTGCAATTGACAAATTATTTAATGTACCACCAGAATTAAAAATGGCAGACTTTGGTAATATACTTTATACATATATTAATGCAACAGTTAAAACAGGCGGCTTAGATAAACTAGGCGCAGACTTTATGAGATGGGTAGACGGTAGTAAACTATCAGCACCTAAAAAGCAAAGACTTGGTGAATATATAAATGCTAATTTAGAAGGCTTTAATGCAACCTTTAATTTTATTAGAGGAGCAATGAAAGTTAAGAATATGATTATTACTGCATTAGATTCACAAGATGCTGATGTAGAAGCATATACAGGCGGCCAACGAGGCGGTGAAGGATATGTAGTAGACAAAGATGTTAAACTAGTAAACAGAGCAGGCTTTACGGCTGCAAATATGGCAAGGAACAACTAAATGTTAAGTAAGCAATGTAAGTTGCATTTAGAAGAGGCGGATATGACACGCTGGCAACACTTTAAACATGCAATGAGTATTGCATGGAAACTAAAACTTGCCGCAGGTGCAGTATTTTTACATGCATTTGCTCCACGTTACTTTAAAACATATGCAAGTGAAACTTGTGATACGATAGCAAAAGAGAATAAAAAATGAGTGAACAAAAATATACATTACAACAATACGCAGCCATGGAGGGTGGACATGAAATGACACCTGATAATAAAGAATTGTCATTTATCCAGTCATTGGGCGAAGCTCGTATGTTTAAAACAAGACAACAAATAAGTTCAGAAGGTGCTAGAGGATTAACAGATCATTTGTTTGTAGGACTACTAAGTCTTTACGCTATGTCAAATGATTACAAATACGCACCAGTGGCTAAACAATATGCACGTAGAACAGGAATGTACGGTGGATTTAACAAGCCTAGTCCTAGTGGAACTGATATTTACCAAACAATGTTTACATTAAACAAGCCAGGCGGGTTAGCTGACTCTGAAGCAGATAAGTTATTACTTGCTAAAGTACAATTTAGTGATACACAAATTAAGCAATTTTTAAAGAAAGTTGAAACTGGACAAGCAAATCCTGGACAAGCAAAAGCATTCTTTTATAAACTAGAAAAGAACTTAGCTATACAAGATCCAAAATTAAGAGCTGCAAGAAGACTAATAGGAGATTGGACTAATTTAACTACCCAACAACAACAGTTAGCTTCTACACAACTAAACAAATATTATAGACTAAATGCCAGACGCAGTGATTTAACACCACTGTTTAAAAAGTTTTCAGATGAAAATAATTTAAATTTAAACCAGAAAGAAAAGAAAACTGTTGGTCAGAAAGTGGCCCGTGCTGCAGGTGCATTTGCTGCCGGTTATGCTGCTGGTAAAATGACAGGTATGTAATAAATGGGCACAAGTAGACCAGTAGAGGTGTTAACAGGCTCAACAGATTTTTATACAGTGTATACACTGATAGATATAACAGACTCGGGTGTAGTCAGTCCCAAAGCAGACGCTAAAGGATTTTTCCAAGCCCAAAATTTAAATACTTTTATTCAAAGTATAAGTTTAAGATCTCAACCTGTGTTAAGCAGTGTTGCTAAATTAGATGCAGAAGATGTATCTGATCATGAATTTGGTAGTAGTTTTACTGGATTACATGATGTTTGGATTCTTAAATTTGCTAGTGAAACAGCAGATGCTTGGGTAAAGGAAAGTAATGATACTTATATGTTAGAAGAGGATTTTAACACAATGCCAGTTCATGTAACATTAGATGAAACTGCATTAATTAATCCTGAAAGCGTTGATACACTGACCGTGAACAAAAACACGTACTTTAAATATCAAGAAAACATATAAATACATATATAATAAGTGCAAGGATGTACTTAAATTAAATCAGCTCTATAAGACGCTGCTAAAGATTGTGAGAACAAAATATGGCAATGAACCAGTCAAGACTTGAGCGTGAAAATCTAGAGGCACATGTAGATTTATGTGCGGAGAGATATCGCGTGTTAGAAGAAAAATTAAACAGACTCGAGGCTAAAGTAGACTCGTTAACAGATGCCATGGCGAAGGTATCAGAAAAACAAACAGCCGCATCACTGTCTAGCAATAAGTTAGTCATTGGAGCAGCAGCAACAGTAATTGCAGGATTGTTATCCACAGTAGTACTATTGTTGTTAAATTTACAAACAGTTACACCGTTAGTAGGCGGATAATATATGTTACTAAACGAATCATATAACACTATCGTTTCTGAAGCTAAAGTAATATTTAGAGCAAGAGCCGGGAAGGTTACTAGAGCATTTCGTTGCACAGTTGGTCCACGAAAAGGTAGACCAGTTGCACATCCATCACAATGTGCAGCTCCAATAAATCTCAAAAAGAGATTTGTATTAAGAAGAACTAGAGCAGCCAAAGGTGCTAGAATGATGAAAAAAGCACAAAGAACAAAACGATTAAATCCAGCTAGTCGTATTGCAGCAAGACTAAATAAAGCGAGAGGATAATATAATGGATCTAATAAACAACAGTACAATTGATACAGTAATAGACTTTGCAAATGTTAAGTTCGGAATGGAACTTACAAAAGATCAGGTATCAGAACAATTAAGAAATTTATCCTTTTCAGAAACATTAAAACTTATTAATTCAATAAAAGCAGATGACAATGATGCATTTTCAAGCATTATAGACCTAAGTGCAGTAAGCGAAGGTTGGTCGGAATTGCCTAGCATTAACAGAGAAAAATACCAAGAACGTGATGGATTAGAAGGCCCATTTCCTACAAAATCAGGAAAAGTAGTTTACTATGATCCAAAAGAAGGCAAGTATTACGATCCGGACACTGACATTTATTTGTCATATGATGAATGGAAATCATTAGACGAAGCATACGGAACAGCAAATACAGCACAACCAAGCAGAGCAACTATTAGAGCTCAAGGTACTAAGCCATCAGGATCAGAAAGACGCTATAATAATACAGCACAAGATCAAGCCAGAGATGCAACTGTAATACCTAGAACAGTAGCAGGTGCTCCTCCTCAAGGCAATGTAGCAACAGGACAAGGCGCATCGAGAGCCGGTAGTGAAGATCCAGATGATATACACAGACAAGAAATTGAAGATTTAGCGGCTCAAGGTCAGGGCCAAGCAAATATAAACGCACAAGAAATTGAACGCCTAAGACAATTGGCGATGGGGAAATAAATGAAAAGCATTGAAACCCCAGGCGGAATTCCAACATTTATTTCACTTCACGAGTGTGCAATGTACGAAAACTTATTAGAACGTACATGCAAAGACGATTTATCAGAGCGTGAAGTTTACCTAATTCAAAGCCTAGTTAACAAAAATATTGTTAAAAAGATAGTGGAGAATAATAAAGTATATTATGAACGCATGAGAGGGAGCCTATAATGCCAACAGAAGAAGTAAAAGGAATGATGGATATCATTGCTAAATTAAACGAATCAGTTGCAACAGAACCAACTGCTGCACAAAAAGTTAAAAACGAGAAAAATAACCCATCTCCTACTATGTTAGGTAGTGTTAGTAAAAATGCAGAAGGTATGCTAAGTATTTTACAAAAATTAGACGAAGCAACTACGCAGGTTACTAAAGAGATAGTAAAAGAATCAGAGCATGATATTGAATTATCAGCGATAGATAAAAAAGGTGATACTGTTAGAGTAAACAACTACGAAATTACAATGGAAAAAACAACCATTGTTCCAGGAATTAAAAAAACATTTTATAATATCAAAGAAGGTGATGAAATTATTCACAGTGAATTAGCATTGTTTGAAACAGCAATGGGTATTGTAAAAGGTTTACTATTTGACAATGATAGCAAAGTAAATAGACTATTAGAGTTAGATAACAGATACGCAAGTTCGTTGCAAGAAGCAGCAACGTATAAAATGAAGTGCAAAACCATTGTAGAGAGCAGTAAACACGATATTGCAATGGCAAAACAAGGTGCAGCTGTTTATAAGATGAAAGAAATCAAAAAACAGATCAAAAGTGCCCTTTGAGCATAAATACAATATATAACAAAAACTCTAGTGGGGTAATAACATGGAATTAAAACAATTAAACGTAAAGAATCTAAACAAATTAGATTCAACACTTAAAGAAGTATTTGGTACAAGTTTTAACTTTGGTGCTGGCAATGCCAAATTAACTAAAGTAAAAACAGTTACTGAAACAAAAATTAAAGCACTACGTGAAAGTGGTGTAGAAGTAAACAATAAGCAATATCAGAAGTTATTGCTAATTCTGGAAGGTATAAACACAGCTATGGAAAACAATCCAATAATGGAAAATGAACTAGACCAAGCAGAAGTCCTTTTAGCAGCAAAAAATATGGCAGACGATCTACAGAAAATGGCTGAAAATTTAGCTAGTATGCAAGTAGAAGAGTTAATGAGTATTACAAATGCAATGAAAGAAGAAGTCGGTACAGCAGAAGCAGATGCGTTTAACACATCAGCAGAAGCGGCAATTGGCTCGGCTCTCGAAGCAGTAAAAACAGCAAACGCACAAGTGGCAGATGCAGTTTTAGTAGCTCAAGGTCAAGCACCAGAATCAGACATGGGAATGGATGATACAAGTATGGATGCAGGACTTGATGACATTGAAGGCGACATTGAAGTAGCACCAGAAATGGACGACTTTGAAGGTGCCGATGCTGCAAGTGCAGAAACAGACGATGGTGGAAGAGAAATGAAAGAAGATGCATATCTCCAAGCACTAAGTATGGTAAAAGAAGCACAGGCCGACGGTAAAGTTAACAAAGAAATTTTAAAACAAGCATTCGCGGTATTAAAGAAGTAATACAATGAGATACACTGATCTTTTTGAAATATCAGTAGTAGATTCAAAAGTAATTGATCTACTGTCTATATTAAGTAGCGAAGGAGTCGAAAGCATTCCACTTGACGCACTAGTTGGAGAACTAGTAGCAATGGGTGTAGATGTTGATGACCAGTCACTGTTTGATGAATTAGACAACATACCTATTGTTAATAATATTAAAGATGGTATAGTGTATTTTAATACTGCAAGTATGGGTGCTAGCAATTTAAATAAAGTTGACCCAGAAAAAAATAAGAAAAAAGTCAAAGCAATGGCTAAGAAACAAGTAGATAAAGAGTTAAGCAAATGAGTGTAGGATTAAACGCAGCCCAGGCAAGATCAAAAGCATCACAGGATATGATTGTGTATAGAGAAACACAGGCTATCATGGAAGCTATTATCACCCAAAGCGGCTTAGGAAAATTTGAAGCGTCAGTTGACGATAGTACTACAATGACAGTTTCAACACCAAGTATACAAAGAATTGGTACAGTTAACACCCCCACAGTTAACGTAGGTGACACACTTATCATTGACAGCTCTACTATAACACTTGGTACATCAGGAACTTCTCTTAACGCAATTATATCTGATATAAATGATGCAAGTGTTCCAGGTGTAACAGCATCTAAGGACGCAGGTTACTTAGTATTAACAATTGAAGATAGTGCAGGCGCAACATGGGAATATGAGATTGGTGCCGGAACAGCAAATGCTTCACTTGGATTTGTCGCAGGTGTATACGCACTTCCAAATCCAACTAGTGTAGAATATTACACAGTATGGCAAGGATCAGCAACTGATCGTGCTATTCAAAATCAAATGGCACAAGTAATAAAACACTTTGCAGACTTAGGATATAAAATTGAAAGATTAACAAATTCGTCTACTAATAGAACGTTTAAATGGTACGTGTATTGGTAGTAGTATGCTTTCGCCAGTACACAAGCATATCATCCTAAGAATTGAAGCAAACAAGCCACCATTAGAAGATGAACTCAAAGCGTGGATGATTGAACTCGTGGACAAAATTGGTATGAAAATACTAGAAGGTCCTATCTCAGCAAACATAGATTATATGCCCGGTAACAACGGACCAACTTGTGTTGTTATTATTGAAACATCACACTTTGCTTGTCATGTATGGAATGATGTTGACCCAGCACTAATACAACTAGATGTATACACATGTGGACCATTTGACCCAAATGAAGTATTAGAACACATAAAGATTTGGGACCCAGTGAAAGTAGAATACAAATATTTAGACAGAGAATTTGGACTAACAGAAATAGAAATTTAATATGAAAATTGCATTTATAGGTGATAGCTATATGGCCTATGACCAATATGAACAAGAAGAAAACTCTTGGACTTGGCTATTATCACAGCACTTCCGACAACACAAATATTATAATTACTCACTTGGCGGTAGAGGATACGACTACTATCGGCTAGCATTACTGGATGCAAAAATAAATGATGTTGATGTTATAATAACTAGCGATACATTTAATCATAGAGTAATGATGCAAGCAGGTGACGGAGATGGAACTTTTGTAGAAGCACCAACTAGTAACCCCCATTATACACTAAAATGCCACTATAATCATTTTTGGAAAAGTGGACAGGGTAAAACCAATGGGGCAGGTATAGGCACAGCACCTATTCCATCTAGTATACTACCTCAACTAAACACTGCATTAGTAGTTAAGCAAACTTCAGAAGACTATCTAAGATATAATCAATTATGGTTTGATAACATTAATAAACTTTATAACTTTAAACATATAATAAAGTTATCTTTAATGTTCAACCCAAACGATATCAAAGGGCAAGACATGGGAGGCGCAACATGGGAAATGACCAACCATTTTGGCGTTGAAAAATATATTTCCGAACAACTATTCCTACACGACTCTAATAAACCTAATGAACTTGATAAAATTATGCAAGACAAAAAAGTTGACCCAATGACAGCACATGGCATACTTAAAAATGAGTTATTAATGAAACATGATTTAATTGTTTCAATGGACGACGATCATTGGAGCCCTAAAGGAAATAAATGGGCATTTGATAACTATATTTTACCAAAAGTCGTTGACATCCTGTCTTAATTATAGTATACTTTATGTATGCCTAAAATTATAAATCAATACCCATATCAAGAATTTAAACGAACTAGTGTAGACGGTAAGCGTCTATATCAAAATCCTTGGGGCGATCCAGTTCCAAGTGTAACAACAATCCTAAGTGCTACACAACCAGCAGAAAAGCGACAAGCGTTAGCAAATTGGCGTAAGCGTGTTGGTACAGAAGAAGCACAGCGTATTACAACAACTGCCGCAAATCGTGGAACAGTTATGCACAATATATTAGAACATTGGGCATTAGGAGAATACGAAACATATAACCCAGGAAACAATATAGTACATCAACAAGCTAAAGCAATGGCACAAGTGGTTGTGGATAACATTGAAAATGATATTGATGAAATATGGGGTACAGAAGTAAACTTAGTAGCAAAAGAATTGTATGCAGGCACAACAGATTTAGTTGGTGTATACAAAGGCGAAGCAACTATTATGGACTTTAAACAAACAAATAAACCTAAAAAGCGTGAATGGATTGATGATTATTTCCTACAAGGCGCCGCATACGCAAACGCACACAACGAGATGTATGGCACTGATATTAGCCGTATTGCTATCTTTATGTGTAGTGGCGATTGTGAATGGCAACTGTTTGAAAGTGACCCAGAAGATTTCAAAGATTGGGAAATGAAATGGGCTCAAAGGTTAGAAAAATTCTATCGCTTATCATAAATACATTAACATAAGGAAACAATAATGGCAACAACAAACGCAAGAATCACTGCAAGAAAAGGAGTCCTATCTTCTCTCCCTATTTTACTTCCGGGCGAGTTAGGTCTTGCTACTGATCATCAACGATTATTCATAGGACAAGAACCAATTACAGGTGTATGCGATATTACTGCAAGCACAAATACTACAGCAAAAGTAGAATTTACTTCTGCAAATGGTGATGTAATTGATATGGATTTAATGGCGCCATTAGACAACTATTCATATAGCATAAAAATTAATCCAGACACTGATAACATAGATATATCGGCTAGTAATATCACATTTACTGATTCAAAAGCATCATTTACTCATGGACTGGTTGATACAGGTACACCACCAGCAGCAAGACTTCCTACAAACAGTGATGTATTTGTACTTTATTATAATAAAGAAGTTGGCTATCATGCAGAAGCGTTTCCTAATCCAACACAAGAAATTTCCTTTACTGCTTCCGCATCGGGAGTAGCACAAGCAACAGGTATAGAGTTTTTATGCGACAATAAAGAAAGTGTAATAATTGAATACACGCTAAGTACAAGTTCAGCATCAAGGCGAGGCACATTAACTATGCTACTTGATAACGCATCAGGAGTACCAACAACAAGCTCTATTAAAGATGAGTTTGATATTAGTACAGGTGCAATTCCAGTTGAATTTAGTTTAACTGATAACAGTACAGATAAATTTATCCTTAATTTTAAAACAACAGATATAGTAAACGCACATACATTTACATATGTGCAAAAATCATTTAAGTAAATTAAATGAAAGACACGTGGCAATTACCGCTGAAACCTAGACTTCGTAGGTGGCGCGAATTAAGAAAAGAAATAGTAGAAGTTTCAGATAAAAATGCACAACTAAGAGTTGTAATTGATTTTTGGAAAACTACGCCCTTGGGTACTAGAGTTATTGATCCGTATGATCACACTACATGGCCTAATCCTTGGGACTTGCTAAATACAAATCACTACGATGAAAATGTTGTAGGTTTGTGTATGGCATACACTCTACATTATTGTGATATTCCTTGTAGAATATTACATGTACAAAATGTGGAAAATAGTGAAATAAAGTTAATAGTTTTAGTTGACAATATGTACATTTTAAACTATAATTATGATACTATAAACACAAAAGAAGTAATGAATGAATTCAATGTACTTACTGAAATTGAAGTAAGTACCTTGGTAAAATAGTTTTTTAAAACTATAAACGAAAGAAATTGGATGAATAATGGGTAAAGATATAACAATATTAAAACGCGATGGATCTCGCGAAGAATTAGATCTAGAGAAAATGCATAAAGTCGTATTTTATGCATGTAATGATGTAGCAGGAGTAAGTGCAAGTCAAGTAGAATTAAAAAGTCATTTACAATTCTATAACGGAATTGAAAGTGCAAATATTCAAGAAACACTAATTAAAGCGGCAGCTGATCTTATTAGTGAAGAGACTCCAAATTATCAATGGGTAGCAGGCAGATTAATTAACTATCATTTGCGAAAGATAGTTTATCAATCTTTTGAGCCTCCTCATCTTAAAGAGATAGCACTTAAAAATGTAGAACTAGGTTATTACGATAAAAGTTTTTTCTCCGTTTATAGCGAGGAAGAAATTGATCAACTAAACAATTACATTAAACACGACAGAGATGAAAACATTACATATGTTGGCATGGAACAGTTTCGTGGAAAGTACTTAGTACAAAATCGTGTTACAGGTGAAATATTCGAAACACCGCAGATTGCATACATGATGATAGCCGCAACACTGTTTGCCAGTTATCCAAAAGAAACAAGATTAAAATATGTAAAGGAATACTATGACGCTATTAGTAATTTTGATATTAGTTTACCTACTCCTATCATGGCCGGACTCCGCACGCCGCAACGTCAATTCAGCAGTTGTGTACTTATTGAGACCGATGATAGTCTTGACTCTATTAATGCTACTAGTAGTGCTATTGTAAAATATGTAAGTCAAAAAGCAGGCATTGGAATTGGTGCAGGCAGTATCCGTTCAATTGGAAGCCCAATTAGAAATGGTGACGCATCACACACAGGTGTTATTCCATTTTTTAAACTATTCCAAAGTTCAGTTAAGTCATGCTCACAGGGTGGAGTACGAGGTGGAGCAGCAACACTATACTATCCAATTTGGCATATGGAAGCAGAAGAATTACTTGTTCTAAAGAACAATAAAGGTACAGAAGATAATCGTGTAAGACACATGGACTATGGAGTACAGTTTAATAAACTTATGTACGAGCGTCTACTCACAGGCGGAGATATTAGTTTATTTTCACCAAGTGATGTTCCGGGTCTATATGAGGCCTTTTTTGATGATCAAGACAAATTTAAAGAATTATATGAAGAAGCAGAGCGTACAGTAACACGAAAGAAAGTTATGCCAGCGGCAGAACTATTTGGACAGTTTATGGAAGAACGCAAAAACACAGGACGCATTTACTTAATGAATGTGGATCATGCAAATACACATGGAGCGTTTAAGCCCGAAGTAGCACCTGTTAAGCAAAGCAATTTATGTTGTGAGATTAATTTGCCTACTAAACCGTTATCTTTTTTCAGTGACGAACAAGGCGAAATTAGTTTATGTACATTAAGTGCAATCAATTGGGGTAACATTAAATCTCCAAAAGATTTTGAACGAGTATGTAGACTTGCAGTGCGTGGACTAGATGAACTGTTGGATTATCAAAAGTATCCAGTATTAGCAGCAGAACTAAGTACAATGAAAAGACGCCCGTTGGGTGTTGGTATTATTAACTTTGCATTTTGGTTAGCAAAGCATGATTTAAACTATCAAGACATTGATAATGATGGATTAGCATTAGTAGACGAATGGGCAGAGGCTTGGAGTTATTACTTAATTAAAGCAAGTGCAGATTTGGCTATTGATAAAGGAAACATTGATGGTATATATGAAACAAAATACGGCGATGGAATTACTCCTAATCAAACATACAAAAAAGAATTAGATGAGCTAGTACCTCACAAAGAAAGACAAGATTGGAAAGGATTGCGTAAACAACTTAAAGCAACAGGTATCCGTAATTCAACTCTAATGGCACTTATGCCTGCTGAAACATCAGCACAAATTAGTAATAGCACAAACGGTATTGAACCGCCTCGTGCATTTGTTAGTGTTAAGCAAAGCAAACACGGAGTACTAAAGCAAGTGGTTCCTGGTTATCCACGCTTAAAGAACAAATATGACCTACTGTGGGACCAGCGTAGTCCAGAAGGTTATTTAAAAATTATGGCAGTATTACAAAAATATATCGATCAAGGTATCAGTGTTAATACAAGCTATAACCCAGAATTCTATGAAGATGAAAAGATACCAATGAGTGTCATGTTACAACATCTTGTAATGTTCTACAAGTATGGTGGTAAGCAATTGTATTACTTTAATACATTTGACGGACAGGGTGAAATTGATTTTGATAAGAAAAATAAAGAAGAACTATTAGGAAGAGATAGTTTTGAATCAGACGGCGAATATGAAGACTACTGTGATAGTTGCACAATTTAAGGAAACACATGAATGACAATTTTAAACACAAAAAATGAAAAATACCACACTGAATGTAATGCATTTCTAGATGGCCAATTAGGCTTTCAACGATATGATACTGTGAAATACAAACAGTTTGATAAACTAACTGATAAACAGTTGGGATTCTTTTGGCGTCCTGAAGAAGTGGATGTTAGTAAAGATTCACAGGATTTTAAAAATCTCACAGAGCATGAACAACATATCTTTACAAGTAATCTCAAAAGACAAATCCTACTAGACAGTGTACAGGGCAGAGCACCAGTAGAAGCATTTGGACCTATTGTAAGTTTACCAGAACTAGAAAACTGGATTATGACTTGGACATTTAGTGAAACAATTCACTCACGCAGTTATACACATATTATTCGTAACATTTATTCTAATCCTACTGTAGTATTTGACGAGCTAATGGACAGTAAAGAAATTACAGACTGTGGTGATGATATTTCAAAATACTATGATGAGCTTATTGAATTATCACAATACTACCAATTGTTAGGTGTAGGTAAACACAAAGTAAACGGTAAAACAGTTGAAGTAGATGAATATGAATTAAAGAAAAAGATTTGGTTAACAATGAATAGTGTTAACATTTTAGAAGGAATTCGTTTCTATGTAAGTTTCGCATGCTCCTGGGCATTTGCAGAACTTAAAAAGATGGAAGGCAATGCTAAGATTATTAAGTTTATTGCCCGTGACGAAAACGTACACTTAGCAAGTACACAGTACTTGTTATCAAAAGTGTTAACAAAAGAAGACCCAGACTTCCTAAAGATTGCAGAAGAATGTAAAGATGAAGTAACACAAATGTTCGTTGATGCAGTTGAACAAGAAAAAGAATGGGCAAACTATTTGTTTAAGGATGGATCAATGATTGGTCTTAATGCACAGTTGTTGAGCGATTACATTGAATGGATTTGTTGTAAGCGTATGATAGGACTTGGCATGAAGTGTCCTTATACAACTTCACAAGCAAACCCACTACCATGGACACAAAAATGGATTAGTGGAGCAGAAGTGCAAGTAGCACCACAAGAGACAGAGATTAGTTCTTATATTATTGGCGGTGTGAAAAAAGATGTAAGTGAAGATACATTTTCAGGGATGAGTTTATGATTACAATTTATGGAAAAACACAATGCGGTTATTGTGACGCCGCTAAAAGGTTATGCGAGTCTAGAGGTTTAGATTTTGAATACAAGCAGTTAGATAAAGATTTCACAAGAGAAGTTATGGTAGAAGAATTTCCAACTGCCAGAACATTCCCACAGATTGTTGTTAGTGGCAACAAAATAGGTGGGTACGATCAACTAGTCAAGTACATTGAAGATACAAACTACAATGGCACTGGACATTCACTATAAAGGATAATATATGTTAATAGAAGCACAATACAAAGTAGGTGATGTAATAAGTATCAAACTTTCTTCAGGTGAAGAAATGATTGCACGTTTTGAAGATGAAAACGATGATGTAGTTACAGTTGTTAAACCTTACATTTTAATTGCAGCACAGAACGGAATGGCATTAGCGCCATATATGTTTACAATTGCACCGGATACTAAAGTAAAATTAAAGATAAATAATGTTATATGCGTAGTTAAGTCAGCAAAAGATGCCAGCGATATGTATATTAAACAAAGTACAGGAATAGCTCTTGCCACAAGTTCATAGAAATGGAGATTCACGTAGTTGCGGTGCAAGTACAACTGCATCAAACAACTCTAACGTGTTTGTAAACAACCAACCAATCAGTGTTAGCGGTGATCCAAATACGCATGGCGGTGGCAACTTAAATGCATCCAACAATAAAGTCAAGGTTGGTGGAATCCTAGTTGTCCTTAACGGCAACGGTGCTGAACCAGATTCATTATGTCCATTACCGGGCGGAGCTCATTGCGGTCCTTCTGCAACTAGTGGTAGTCCAGATGTGGAAATAGGGGCATAGCATGAGCGACTTCCTAGAGCCAATAAAAGATGCAAGTGATTATCTTAACTCAACTAAAATAGATATACCTACAGGTAAGTTTGATGTAGACCCAGAATCAGGCACTGTAACCCCTCAAACACAAGCGTACAGCTTGAAAGAAATCATTTGTAGCCTATTAGCAGGAAATGGTATAAAACTACCTAATTTACAAGTATGTTTAAAAATTAACATAGGTAGACTAATACCCGAAATACCCGCAGGCTTAGAAGATTTACAAGATGCGTTAAGTGGTGCCGAAAAAGCACTAGATGATTTTACTGCACATACAAATATTGACAATGCATTAGGTAGACTAAATGCAGCAATGTCAGAATTTGCCGCAATTGCTAATATGATTAACTTTTGTGGAACACCAGTAGTACCAAAAGCTATACCAAATGTATTAAAAGATGCAATGGGAAGTTTCACAGGCGCAGGTAAAAGTATATTAGATACACTAGGCACTATGGCGGATAGTGATATAGGTGGATGTATAGGAGCAGATGGAAAATTTACTCCAGATTTATTTACAGGCGGATTGTTACAACAATTAGGTGCTAATATCAATAACCTACTTGGAATGCCAGCTTCAGTAAAAGCACAAATCATTGGTGATTTAAATAAATTTAAATCAGACATAGAAAACCTTATAACATTTGAAAATAACTTTAAAGGAACTAGCTCAACAGGCGGCAGCTTATTTGCACCAACTGATAGAATAAACACTGGAGTAGGAGTTGCGATTCCAGAAGATTTAACACTAGCAAAGAGTCAACAATATGCAAGTAATTTACAAGCATTGTTTAATAGTTTAAAAGGTTATCCAGTTGACGATCAAGGAAACAATATTTTTTATTACTTACTTGAACCAGAATTATTAGCAAAGTTAGAAAATGACGGAGATCCTAGCATACAGTTAGTAGGACGAGAACCAGTTTATGATCATTGTGGTAGAGTAATTGATTGGACTGCATCAACATTACAAGCAGTACAACAGAAAAGTATAGGTGCCGCAGCACAAAATACTACACAACCTGGCATAACTGGATTAGCAGAAAGTGGAATAGTAATTACATCACCGCCAGCAACTACAACAAACTTAAACACATCTACTTCCATAATGAAAACAGTACCTAGCAGTTCAATAGGCAAAAGCGGCGATAAAAAAGGTGACATTGCAACAGATAATAACTATATATACATAGCTAACGCAGATTTTGATGGATCTACCGCTATTTGGCTTAGAGCTTCGTTATCTTCTTGGTAAATCACAAAAAACAAGACATTTCGGTTGACAAAACCTTATCTTACTAGTATAGTAGTACTTAATAAGCATAAAATCTTATTATAAAACAATTAAACATATTAACATGGTAAAAAAATGAGAGCAACAGAATACAAGGATGGAATAAAACGCATCAAAGCTAAGATTGAAGTTCCTATGAGTGAACTTGATGTAGGCAATTATATACTAAGTGCTCTTACAAGCAACGCAGTTAATTTGACACAGATACAAAGACTTAATAAGCGTGAATTATTACAATTAGCGAAAAATGAAGTCAAAGAAAAAGGTATTAAATCTATTTCATTAGAATCTGTAGACAACGACACTAATGTTATTGTAAGAAACTATATAAAGCAAATGTTTCCAGAACTACAATAATGGGATACGATTATTACGATAAAGATGCAGTCTTTAATTCGTATATAAAAGATCTGGCTTTAGAGGAAACTTTAGAGTTTGACCCTCCAATCAAAGAAGGGACACTAGGACACGATATTTTTGATAAAGTAGTGCAATTACATGAGCAAGTTACTGAGTCATAAATAAAAGGGTAATAAAATTATGCCGGTATAGCTCAGTTGGTAGAGCAACTGATTTGTAATCAGTAGGTCGAGTGTTCGAATCATTCTACCGGCACCATATAAAAAGAGAATATAAAATACGAGAGAGAGGCACAGGACGCCCAACTGTAACAAGTTGTAATCGGAAATACAAATAGACAGAATAAAAAAGAAAGATATATAAATGAAACTTAGAAATGAGATGTTAAAAACAGCTATACAACACGCAGACGGTGAAATTCAATTACATAAAATGAATGTTGAAGTATATTTAACCAATCCTGCAGGTATAGGCGAACACAGTGATGTAATGGAAGCTATTCAAGTTGAACTTGATAAGATGTCTACTGCACACGATCGCAAAGAAATGCTGACTAAGTATTTTAAATTGGGGGATTAGCTCAGCTGGGAGAGCGTCTGGTTTGCATCCAGAAGGTCAGCAGTTCGATCCTGCTATCCTCCACCAAAAACACAAAAGAGAGCCAATGGCTCTCTTTTTTTGACTAAATAATTGTATGCGTATAGGACTTACACAACGAGTATTTGAACACAACAATCAATCATATGATGCAACAGATCAAGATTGGTACACATATTTTGATGACCATGAGATTATACCCATACCAAATCATCCACAAAACTTTGTAAGTTTAGCAGACAGTTTAGACTTGTTAGTTATTACCGGCGGCAATGCTCCAAGTGAGCGTGTTAAAACAGAACTACAACTAGTTCGTGCTATGATGGATAATGCTAAACCTATATTAGGAGTTTGCCATGGAGCATTTTTCTTAACTGAACTGTTTGGCGGCAAAGTTGTTGAATGCAGTGGACATCATAATACTGTACATAATGTTACAATGGATAATGCTACAGTACAGGTAAACAGTTTCCACAATTTACAGATAAAAAATCCACCAGAGGTTGCTAAAGTCTTAGCAGTAGACGAAGATGGGTTTTGCGAAAGTTGGACACATGGTACTATTGGTGCAGTTGTTTGGCATCCTGAACGTGGAAATATATCAATACCAAACGATATAAAACTATTGTTAAATTTATAATAACATAAGATAAATAATTATGTAGCAAAGAGCTTTGCTACTCATCGACTGATTCACATGTGTATAACAGAGCTGTTATATAATCTAAGGTGTGACTCATTTATTCCCTTTATATAAAAAGAATAAATGTTTTATTCATGGTTCACACAAGTGAACTTACATTAAGTCAAATGGAGAATATTACAATGACTACAGCAACACAATTCGTAGAACAACTACGTAAAGATAACGAAGCACTTTTCGAAGCTTCTAAAATGAACGTGAAAGCGTATTTCGAAAGCAAAGACAATTCAATGGAAGCTCTAGTAGAGCACTTCACAGGTAGAATGGTTAACGAGAGAATGAACATGGTTGAAATCTCACGTCAAGTAGCTAACATGCCTGCTGATGCAGACCCAATTGAATTACAAAACCTATCTAAGCAAGCGATGGACGAAGCAATCCACTTCCGTATGGTAAAAGAATGCATCGAAAAAATCACTGGTGAAGAATTAGACGTAGCGAAAGCTATGGCTGATGAAGCAGCTAAGCCAACGGCAAAAGGTGCAGATTTACTAGAAGCTTATGAGGCATCTTCTGATGCGGCAGCACTTGCAGTTTACCAAATGGTAGCTGAAGGTCGTGCAGCAGCAGTATGGTCACAAATGGCTGAATCAATTGAAGATTCATTCATTGCTAAGTCTTATGCCAAAATTGCAAAAGACGAAGGTTTTCACTCAACTATCGGTGAAATGAAACTAGAATCAATCGCAACAACACCAGAAGTTCAAGCACACGTGCTTAACATCGTTGACGGTATGCGTAAAGACTTGTTTGATGTATCTTGTGCAAACACAACTACAGCAGCAGGTTCTAAAGAACTAGTAGCAGAAGCTTACGGTTGGTAATCTTTACTAAACAGTAGTATTAACCCAGTATACTTAATTGTGTACTGGGTTTTTTTACGATCAATGCTATTGACTTATGGCTAAATATGTTGTATAATATATATTAATCAGGGGATAATTCATGGACATATCCATTTATCAAAATAATACAGGAAGTGCACCAGCAATACATTGGTGGCTTTCGCAAGAAATTAACATAGGACCACAACTGTATGATTTCAATACAGGCTATGGTCGTCCTACTGGACATCATGTAGGTGCTATTGTTATTGAAAACGAAGAAGCAGAACATAGTAAATTACATACGGAATCACTAGCAATATTAGACAAATCGTTGCCAGGAATTGTTGATGTAATGTCGCCATTTAAACATGTTAAAGATCAATTTGATTTTTTTCTTTGGAGCAATTACACGAACAATTTATCAAATCCAGACAATATCATTAAAGCAGATAAAACAATACTTGTAGATAATAGTTTAGAAGAACAATTATTTTTCTATATAAGTCAGTATGCATTTGTTCGTTTGGAATTTTTAGATGATGTAGAACAACAAACGCAATCATGGGCAAACGAACATAACACTTCGGATTGGAAAGAAGTATGGTATGGAAAATATCATGATGAGTTTTTACAAGCGTTTAAAGATAAAAAATTAAAGTATATGTGGCAACTTAATTTTGCACACCACGATTTACTGGATCAGTTATCAAAAGGCAAAGAAGATATTAAACTAGTAGACGCAGATGACCACGATAGATTGTTTGAAGTTAAAAAACAAGAAGAAGACTTTTCAGATACATTATTTGCATATGCTAATTCAGAAGCCGATTATATGGTAGTAGGCGATGATTGGTTTGAAGATTATGAAAGTATATTAGATTATACAGGAATAATGCAATCATTCAGATTAAAAAAATATGTAATTGATTATACTAGGTTATATCAACGTAGAAAAAAATTATATACAGATAAGTTTTCAAAGTATCTATAATGCCAAGAGTTAGACGATTTGTTGTATATGCATGTAGTTTTGGACTTAATGGTTCTATGGAACCATATGTAGAATTTAATAATCAGGATTTTTGTTGGCCACATGCAGTAGCAGAACATTATAAATTGCATCTTAGTAATAGAAGTAGACCTGGAACAAATATAGATATGCAATTTCAAGATATATTAAATGATGTTCAAAAAAGTAATATTAGACCAGATGATGTTGTATTGGTACAGTGGACACATGTTGACAGATATTTTAGTGAAAAAAGTGGAACATTATTTCCTACTTCAAAAGGCAAACATGTAGAATGGTTGTTTACAGATATTTACAATGAACAATTTGCGACTAATAAATTAATAAGTTATATGACAGCATTAGATGCCTTGGGAATTAATGTTTGTTACAGTTTTGCTGATGGATATAAGCAAATTAAAGATAATATGAATTCTAGTCTACACAAAACATTTAAAAGTTTTAAATATGTTGGTTTCAATGACATTGGTTTATTTTGGCATATCAGTGCAGATAAAACAGGTGATGTACTTACACATGATTGTTGTCATCCCAATGACAAAGGCCATAAATTTATAGCAGATAGATATATAAAAAGCATTAAGCCGTATGTATAAACCACTTCCTGCTTTCTTAACAATCAAAAAATCACCTATTCATAAACTAGGACTGTTTGCTTTGGAAGATATCAGCAAAGGAACAAATCTAGGAAGATCGCATTTTGTAGTACAAGATGAATTTGTTCGTATGCCCTTGGGCGGATTTGTAAATCATTCAGATAACCCTAATGTTAGAATAACAAGAGAAAAAGGTACAAGATTTTTTCAGTTACTTGTAATTAATGATATTAAATCAGGCGAAGAGTTAGTTGCAAAATATCTTAATAAAGATGGAAATTATTAACAAGATAAATAAAGTATATACATAATAATCCTCAGTAGCTCAGTTGGTAGAGCAACGGACTGTTAATCCGTTTGTCGTTGGTTCGAGCCCAGCCTGGGGAGCCAAACTTAGAAACAAATAAATGAACATAGCAATATATCAGTCAGTGAATGCACATGCACCAGCAATACATTGGTGGCTAGCACAGGACCCACGATTTGGCCCACAATTATATATGTGGGTAGCAAATTCAAAAGAAGATTTAACAAGCATTGTTGAGGAAATGAGAGAACCTACATTTCCTGGCCAAGATATATCAGCAGAGTTATATGATGTTCATCAAGAAACTCTTAGAGAAATGGAAAATAAAAAAGCAGTAGACGGAGTAGTAGATTGTACTTCTACTTATTTTAATTTTACAAAAAACTACAAACACCCAGTCTGGAGTAATTACTTTGGAGCAACTTATGATCATACGAGTACTATAGCATGTGATAAACTTATATTTGCTGAAGCAACGGTAGAAGATAGTGTTATGTATTATGTTACACAGTATGCATTTAATAATCTCGATTTAGCTGCGATAGAAGAGCATTGTCAAGTATGGTGGACAGATCATAAACTAATGAACGGTGAAATATTAGACAATTGGAAAGAAATATGGTACAGAGATTATCATAATCAATGCATACAAGATTTCCATGATGGTAAATTGCAATACATGTGGCAATTAAATTTTGCACATTGGGATTTGCACCATGCATTAGCCAATGGACTTAATGGATTTGTATTAAACTATTCAATGGAAAGATTGTTTAACGAGAAATATCAACGAACTACTAGCGATTTAAAAGCAGAAGCTCACCAAATAAAATATGTAAAAGATAATAACATTGATCATTTGTGTGTCGGTACATATTGGTTTAATAACATTGATACTATACTTTCTTATCTTGGAGTTGAGAATAGTGATATATTAATACAATCAGCTGAACAGTATAAAAAAGAATTCATTAGGATCAATACAGCATACAAAGAAATACTTAATAAATACTACAAAGGAAATTAAATTATGAATAGAAACATAGGTAGAGGATTAATTGTAATAGGAATGCTGATGTTAGGATTCCTTTTTGCAAATACAACATCAGCTAAAGAAGTTGATATGGTTGTTTACGACTTTGAAATAACCAGAGTAATTGACGGAGATACCGTAGCCTTTAGAGCAGACTTTTTGCCAGAGCCACTTAAACAAGAACTAAGCATTCGTGTTTACGGAGTTGACACACCTGAAAAGAGTTGGAGAGCAGAATGTGAATCTGAGGCAGCATGGGGCGAACAAGCAAGTCAATTTACCAAAGACCAATTAAATGGTGCAACAGTTATACAAGTAGCCATATACAAATGGGATAAGTTTGGTGGGCGTGTGTTAGGAGATATTATCATTGACGGTAAGAGTCTAAGACATATGCTTATTGAAAATGGATTTGCACGTGAATATTATGGTGACAAAAAAGAATCCTGGTGTGCCTGAATATACAAATCACTCTATTGATTTTGCATTAACAACATACTGTCAAGCAAAGTGTCGCAGTTGTGCGAGAACTAACCAATACACTGGCGAGAAAGAATCTTGGCTACAATTAAAACACATGGATTTAGATGTGTTCAGACAGACATTAGAATCATCTCCTAATGTACATATTGCAGATATTGAATTTTGCGGAGAATTTGGTGATCCTATGATGCATCCTCAAATTGACAAGTTTATAGAAACTGCATTAGAATTTGCACCATCTGTTAGAATATCAACAAACGGTGGCTTACGAACTCCAGACTGGTATGAGTCTATTGCAAAGAAATATAAAAACAGATTAGAAATTAATTTTGCAATAGATGGGGCTACACATGATGTTAATTGGATGTATAGAGAAGGAGTCGATTGGCACCGAGCAATAGATAATATGACTAGTTATATGTCTGCAGGTGGATGGGGCAGCTGGTGGTTTATAATATTTGAATGGAATTGGCACCAAATACCAGAGGCTAATAGTTTGGCAAATGATATAGGTATAGAATTAATGGTACGATACAATAACAGAGATTTTGGATTAATAACTCCAGAATCACGAATAAAAGCAGATGCAATAATTAAAGAACATGGATTATAAGCATGAGTAAATACAATATAAGCTGTTTTGCAATAGAAGGTACTCGCAGAATGTGGGAAGTAGGACCAGATGGTTTTGTATGGCCTTGCTGTTATTTTGGTAATGCATGGGATAAGAGACTTATGATGCATGCAGATGAACTTGATGATCCAATCGCGAAACAGTTAGCATCAAATAAACTAAATGATGAATCTGCACTGTTATTTGATGATCCAGTAATGTTACAACTAATGAAAGAAGATCCAAATTGGAACAATTTAGAATATCATTCATTAGAAGAAATAATTAACCACAAAATATATCAAACATATATTCATCCAACAGGGTGGGAAAGCGATAACCCACCATTAGTATGTGTAGATAATTGTAATAAATGCAAGACTTGACAAGTTACGAAAACTCGTCTATAATACATTTTATGTTCGGTTCGTCTATCGGTTAGGACTCCAGGTTTTCATCCTGGCAAGAGGGGTTCGATTCCCCTACCGAATACCAATTTAAAGGAAACATAATGAGCAATATAACAGGCAATGATGTAGATTGCTACTTAGTTACACACTGTCAAGGTTATTATGGTAACATGTTCATGTGGCTGTTTAATTTACACAATGGATTCCTTGATGCACCACTTAGAGCTAGAAAAACTGTAGCAGATGATACTGAAGAATATCGCATAACAAACAACAAAGTAGAGCATTTTCATTTACGGCCTGATGATTATCATAAATGGTATTTAGATACTGCAACATGGGATCAACATATAGAAAATATATTAGCTCAACAACAGAAACTAATATGGCGTCCAAATAAACATTTTGAAAAACTAATTGTTAAGCCAGGCACACATGCTCCACAACAATTAATAAAGCAACCAAACATATCTAAAATAAAAACAAAACTAATTTTAAATCTAACAGTTGATAAAGATAATATAGACTTTTTAACAAAATTAGAAAATCGTGTTAAAATATTAACAACAAATATTATTGAAGATGGTTATATTAAATCACAACATGCAGCATCAGTTCGAGCTGTAGAAAAACTAAAAAAATATCACACTGTAGTAAATATTGATATAGATAAATTATTGTTTAAATTTGATGACGATGAATATAATAAAGTATTAGGCTACTTAGGCACTGAACCTATTTTATTTTGGAAAAGAAAGTTAAAGTACGGAATGGAATTAATAAATGAGTAATGTAGAATGTCACTTATTAATGCATACTGCATGTATGAATGGAAACTTTTTGTTATGGTTTATGTCACAACACGATGATTTTTTACACTCTGATATATTTCCTAGAAATACACTAATAGATAAATTCTGGGGAGATAAGTCAGATGACCCTTTGCATTTTGCAGTTGAAGATCACAACTTATGGAAAGGTGCAATTGGCAAGTCAGAAAATACAGAACACGCAAATCAAAAGAAACACAGTTGGCAAGATCATGTAGATATGTATAAGTCAGATCAAGCATACACTAAAATAGCAGTAAAACCTAATCTTGTACATAACATAAAGCATGCAGTAAAGGGAGATATAATAGAACAGTTAATGAGTACAGTAACACCAAAATGTTTATATCTACCAGATGTTGAAGATCAAGTACACTTTGAAAAAATTCTAAAAAGAGCAAATCTACTAAGGCCATATGGTATGGACAGAAACAAACATTTGTTAAAAAACAATTTGGAAGGCCAGCGTGAAAATGTAGAATTACTAAAAACATGTTGCCCAGTACATATAATTGATATTGGTAAATTATTATTTGAGTATGATGAAGAAGAATACGAAAAGCTAGTTATAATGCTAGGGTCGGATAAAATAAATAATTGGAAAGAATTAGTAAAATCAAACATAGAGTTGGTTTATACATAAGAGGATATAATGGCAGCACACAAAGAAACAGTATTATCAGTAACACATTACACAGACACATTATTTCATATTACAACTACTCGAGATAGTAGTGTAAGGTTTAGAGATGGTGAGTTTATGATGATTGGATTAGACAACTGGTCAGAAAAACTACAAAAGAATAAACCTATAATGAGAGCTTATTCAGTAGCAAGTCCAAACCATCAAGAAACACTAGAATTTTATAGTATCAAAGTACAAGACGGTCCACTTACAAGTAAATTGCAACATGTAAAAGTAGGTGATGAGATACTAGTTAATCCTAAAGCAGTAGGCACCCTAGTACACGCAAATTTAAAGCCTGGACGCAATCTGTACTTACTGGCTACCGGAACAGGAATCGCCCCTTTTATGAGTATTATACGCGGCGTAGACACATACGAACACTATGATAATGTCATTGTAGTATGGGGTACTAGAATAGCTAAAGAGCTGGCGTTTAGAGAGCTTATAGACGAGTTAAATAGCGATGAAATATATAGTCAAGTAACTGAAGGTAAACTTAAAACATACTTTACTTGCACACGTGAAGATTATGAGAATACAGGTCGTGTAACAACTGCAATGTATAATGGCGATGTTCAAAGGAAACTAGGACTAGTAGATTTGTCACCAATGCATGACAGAGTAATGATATGTGGCTCAATGCCAATGAATGCAGAATTAATTGAATACTTAAAAGGCGAAGGGTTTACAGAAGGCGACAGTAAAACACCAGGTGAGTATGTAGTAGAAAGAGCATTTGTAGGGTGAGAACAAACGCACAAAAGAAAGTAATAACTGACAGGTACGAAAGTGCAACAGTACATAAAGATATTGTAAATCAAGGTTTTATTGATTACTTGCTTAATCAATTTCATAATTCAAAACACATAGAAAAGAATACAGGACCAGTTGTAATGAATTATAGTCCGGATAGAGAAGGACTACAAGAATGGTTTACTCCAGTACAACGATTTGTTGATAACTTGATTGGTGAAAGCCTAGTATGGGGTAGTAATATATTTCGAGTAGAACAACCACATATTGTACACAATGATGATTATCACGAAAAGATATATGACATATTTAAAACAGTTGTGATACCATTAGAAATTTCAAAGCCAACTAATTTTGTAGTATTTGATCAGTATTATTTAGACGGCCCTGTTAAATGTTTTAGAGGATGGGAAAATGTACCAGATACATATTACAACAAAAGTTTAACAGACTATACAGATATTGTTGGATACACAGACGAACCATTTAACAAGCAAATATACAATGAATATTTAACTCATGTACCATACGAATCATTGCATGGATTAACAGTAGAATCTATAGTAAGATGGCAACCCGGAGATGCTATTACATTTGATATGGGAAAATTACATTCAGCAGTAGACTTTATTTCACATGGTATTGATTATAAAATTGGATACAGTATTTTTACTGCTAAATACTAATAAGTAAAAAGTATACTTGGCCCGGTAAAATGTTGAGAGTTTTACCATAGGACAGTGCTAGCGGACATATTTTTTATGTAATACTAAAAGGAGTTTTGTATGGCAGACTTATTTGGTCACAATAGTGGAGATAAAAAATTCATTATTAATATTAGCGATCTTTACGATGAGAAAGAACGCAAACAAAAAGAGTTAGAATTTTACCAAGAAGAACTTGATAAATTAATGCTTAGATTAGGAATGTTACAACACGAAATAGGCGTCACTGAAACTATCATCAATATGATAGAAGGTGAATACTTAGTAGATCTTAAAGAGGCTATTAAAAAGAGGCAAATAATAAAAGGAATAAAATGAACACATTATATTTAATATGTAGTCACAGTTGTTTAAGTCAAATGGAAGTTCCATACTTGCTTAATAACAGCCCTATGCTACACGGTGAAAGCCAAGCAGGAGAACATTGGGCATCATATGAACTAGATGGAAAAGAAGTAGATCACGAACCAGGTCCGTTGGGAAAGATTCGTGTACATGATGATTATTGGAATATTTCAGATGAAGATAGAGAATGGTATAACTATGATGTTAGAAATACTATGGAAATATCTACAGAGCAATTAGATGGATTATTAAATTTAATTAAAGATAAAAGCATATCAGTTTTGCTACATGCACAAAATTATGAAGATATTTGGAAGTGGAGTAGAGATTTACCAGTACTATTAGTCAGAACAAGAATGGATGAATGGGAAAGCAACATTGTTAGTTGGGCTGCACGCGAATACAACTACTTAATGGAAGATGACAGAAACGCTAATTACAGTGATGATGATCATAGTTGGCCTGGTGTAGACAAAATTGTTGACGAATTTATATTGAAGAAAAAACTTAATAATAATATCATCGATGTCGAAGGAGATATTGTTTTAGATCAAAGCCAATGGTCAACTCTTAGCGGATTAGATACCTTATGGGATAGTGTTGGTATTGATAAACCAGACCAAAATTGGATACATCAGTATTATGAAGACTTTCAAAATCACCAAGAATTAAACAAAGAACTAGCAAAGGAACTAACAGATGCCTACAATAAAAGATAATAACAATGTAGTACTGTTTAATGATCCTATAAAAATTTATTTGTTTAAGGATGAACAACTAGTAAAGGTATCATTCAAGATATCTGACTATGTAGTTACTAACCGAGATATTACACAAGAGGCATTTGAACATATATTAGAAAACTATAATATAGACGATGGTGTGCAAGGAATTGAGATGCACGATAATGGAAAGATTTGGTGGTATCATAGTAAATTTGGTCCACGCCCAGAATGTATTCCAGCAGATATGGTGTGCATTAATTTTAACAGATTTAGTTTTAGAATTTCATCAGACGAAATGAATAGAATTAAAGAAAACTACTATCATCAAAAGAACAACAAAATGCATTGGGATTAACCATGCGTGATTCCTTACATAATTTTAAAAAAGAAAACAATCAGATATGTATAGGTTGGCTTTTACAAGAAAACTCTAATACATTTATTAATGGCTTTTCGCAAAATCTTGCTGAGTACTATTATGTTTCATTGGACATATTTGGTATAAAGCAATATATTGGACACAGTGTAGAAAGTCTGCAAGAACAATCACAAGATTATAAACAAATGCTAGTTATTAAACAAGGTATAGTGTTTCGCGACTTAGCAGGATTTATAACAAACGTAGCAAATGAAAGCAATACAATAATATATGCAAGCGACTATGCAGATGATATTATAGACTTTAATACAACTAATGCAGATAACATGTCTGAACTAACAGATATACTAAACTTACAAGTGAGCTTTGTAGCTAACACAGAACGGTTTATGTACAGACCAACACCAGGGCAAAAATTTACTAAGTTAATAACTAGTTCAGGTGGGCTTAATCCAATACTTTATCCGTGGGCATTAAATATGACAAATGGTGCTACAGTTGATGTAGTAGATTTAAGTAATATTGCACTAGTAAATGCAAAGCGTTGGGTTAATGAATGGGACGGTAAAGATTGCATAACTTTTGCTAATATGCTACTAGACTCAACTTCTGTTGATGGTCTTACATTTATAACAAGAGGTGGAGCTCATAAACACCGTATGCAAGAATTAGTCAATCAACAAGATGGATTTGAGACTTGGTTTAATAATACATTACCATATATTAACTATAATTATAGAAAACACGATTTTTTTAATAATACAGAAAACGATAAACTTGTAGAAAGCGTAAAAAACAATGTAGGCAACGTTTATATACATCTAAGTAACATATATCACTATCAACCTACAGCATTCTATTATAACCTAAAAAGCAGAATATCTATGCAAAATAGCCTAATAAACAAGCTAAAAGCGGCTAATTTAGGTAAAAAAGTAATGATTACCTGTATTGATGCACAGCATAGGCTACCACCGGCACCTATTTGGGTAGATGACATAGAAACCCCAGAAATACTAGAAAAATACAATATTTTCCCCTGGCAACAGTAAAATAATTAAAAAAACTTATAAACCCTTGTACAGCAAGGGTTTTTTCTTGACTAAAAAGGTTGACAACCAAGACATCTTACTGTATACTATAAGTATATAAACAATAAAGGAATGAACAATATGGCATATGTATCACAAGAAATGAAAAAAGCACTTACACCAGCTATTAAGGCAGTATTAAAAAAGCACCGTGTTAAGGCATCAATTAGTGTTAACAATCATTCAACACTATGTGTAAACATCAAAGAAGGTGCTATTGACTTTATTGGTGAACAGAATAAAAAGAATATGGAAACTTGTCGTCAACGAGGTGTGCCGTTTGTAGAAAGCGATGGTTATATTCAAGTTAATGAATACTACCCAGAAACATACGGTGATGGAGCAGACTTTTTAGTAGAACTAGTAGATGCTATGAAAGGTCCAGATTACTTTAACAATGATGATGCAATGACTGATTACTTTAGTCGTTCACATTATACTAGCATTAATGTTGGTAAGTGGAACAAGCCATATGTTTATAACGCATTTGTAGGACTTTAATAGGAGAATAATATGAAAACAATAATAAAATTTAATGAAGTAACAAATATAGAACTTGGTGGCGTTGATATGAACGACTACCCAGATTTCTGTGATGCATATGTAGAAAGTGCAGAAAAGTTAGATGGTACGCCACTAACTGAAGTTGAACTAGAAGCGTTCAGCGAATTAGACGAAACAGCATCTTATATTAATGAGAATGCGTACGAAAGTTTATTTTAAAAAAAGGTTGACAAGTAAGACATCTTACTGTATACTATAAGTATAAACACTAAAAAATTAACTACTGGAGAATAATATGAATTTAGACTATGATGTAAATGAATTAAAAACAATTGTTGCCCAAGCTAAAAAGGCAGCATATGAGGCCGCTAGTGATTACCTTGTTGAGAAACTAGATGGTAAAGATAATTATCCTTGTGGATTTGCATGGGTTAACATTCACGGCATTAAAGGTAATACTAAATTAGGTCGTGCTATGAAACAAGCTGGTGTTAAACAAGATTACACTAAAGCATTTCAAATTTACAACCCTTCAGGTGTTAATGTGCAAAATGTTGATGTTAAAGAAGCAGGTGCAGAAGCGGCAGCAGATGTATTTACAAGGTACGGCTTTAAAGCATACGCTGGTTCGAGGTTAGACTAAGTTGGATCAAGCGACTATAGAATTGTACGAACACAGAATTGATAATTGTGTTCGTACTGCAAAACAAAATCCCAAAGACAGTTGGGCATATAATTTTTGGATGACAACTGCCGGAACACTTTTAAGAAAACTAACTAGGAGTACAAATGAAAAACTTAATTAAATTACCAACTCTTTTTAAGCGTGATACAACTGGCAAGATTCGTATGTGGGAAGTTGAATATGCTGAAACTGATATTGCTGGAAGTGATAGGCATTCAAGTGCAGGCACAAGAACAATCAGTGGTCTAGTTGATGGGCAAAAAGTCACTAGCGATTGGAATATGAGTACTCCAAAAAATGTTGGTAAAGTAAATGAAACTACAAGTTTAAGTCAAGCAAAAGCTGAAGCCCAGGCATTATGGGATAAACGCATCGAAAAAGAGTATTTTGAAAACACAAAAGATGTTGACTCTTATGAGCGATTCAAGCCAATGCTTGCACATGATTACACTAAGCGTCCACAAAGTGAAGGTTGGAGTCAACCTAAACTAGATGGAATCCGTTGTGTGGTTGATAGTAGAGGTATGTGGACACGAGCAGGTAAGCCTATTACAAGTTGTCCTCATATTTGGGAATCACTAAAAGGTTATATGGAACAAAATCCACATCACATTTTAGATGGTGAACTTTACAATCATGAACTAAAAGCAAACTTTAATAAAATTACAAGTTTGGTTCGTAAGTTAAAAAGCACACCAGAAGATATGGCTGAAGCAAAAACTCTAGTTGAATATCATGTTTATGATATGTATGATAAATCAGCAACAGATATGAAGTTTACTAATCGTGTTAAACAAGCATATTGGACAAACAACGATTATGTAAAAATTGTAAAAACTGATTACTGTGAATCACAAGATCAACTAGATGCATTGTACAGTGAATATATGGAACAAGGCTATGAAGGTCAAATGGTGCGTAATGATGCAACATATGACAACAAGCGTAGCAAAAATCTTCTAAAGCGTAAAGAGTTTAAAACTGAAGAATTTGATGTTATCCAAGTACTAGAAGGTAAAGGTAATTGGAGTGGATATGCTAAACGATTCGTATTGCGTGACAAAGAAGGTAAAGAATTTGGTAGTGGAGTTAGAGGTCAACAAGCACAATTAAAAGAATTGTGGGAGATGTTAAACACTGCTAAAGGAATGCCAAATTGGGCTACTTGCAGATACTTTGATTTAACACCAGACGGTGTTCCTAGGTTTCCAGTAATCATTGATTACGGCTACGGAACACGACAAGATTAATTTAAATTAATTTCTAAGTCATTGGAAACGCAGGATTCTTTCTTGTGTTTTCTGGTTGACAACCAAGACATCTTGTTGTATAATAGTAGTACATTAAATAAAAAAAGGACTACATTATGAAAACATTTACATTTGAAAATCATTTAGGTGAAATATTTACTGCAAAAGCAGAAAACGGACTTGATGTTATGGAAGATGCAAACAAGGCTATATTGTGGTCAAATTGGAAAGACGGAATGTGGAAACAAGTAAGCGACACAAAGTTTGTTTGGGTTTTAGGTAACTTTTTTGATTAAAAAGGTTGACAAGTAAGACATCTTGCCGTATACTATAAGTATAGTTAATAAAAAACAGGAGTTAAAAATGCAAAACGAAATCCAAACATTGATCCAAAAGTGTAAAGTAGATTATACAAAGTTTGTTACTGCTAGTGATCGTGGAACACCAGATCCAGATAGTTACTTTGGTAAAACACTTGCTAACTTTGAAAATAGTTTTACTATCAAAGAAGGTAAAAAGTATATTAAGATTATACGCGATAATGGTGTATGGGGCTTTATTGTTAAAGAAGATGGTCCTAAGTTTAAAAAAGGTGATATCCTTAAAGCTGCAGGTTGGAATGCTCCAGCAACAAATGCCGCTCGTGGTAACATTTTTGAAGACTTTAGTGTTGCGTGGACAGGTCCACATTACTTGAAATAAGGAAATGAATATGGATGTTATTCAAAAAGCAGATTTGTTCGCTAGTGTGGCTCACGCAGCAATTGGACAAAAACGCAAATACAGTGGAGTGGACTATATAGTTCACCCACGCAGAGTATCTAAAATGGTTGCTGATTACGAAGGCACAGAAGAAATGATCGCGGCCGCATTGTTACATGATGTGTTGGAAGATACATATGTAACCAGTGAAATGATTGCAGAAGAGTTTGGTTGGAAGATTCACAAGTTGGTTGTTGAGCTTACTGATGTTAGCAAGCCAGAAGATGGAAACCGTGCAAAGCGTAAGGCAATAGATGCAGAGCGTTTAAGTCAAGCAAGTAGAGACGCACAAATTGTTAAACTTGCTGATCTCATAGACAACAGTGATGACATTGAAGCAAACGATCCAAGTTTTGCTAAAGTGTTTTTAAAAGAAAAAGCACACCTTATAAGCGTTATGGATAAAGTACATTTGCACCCTTTATATCCTATAGCACTTGGTGTAGTTAACGGAGGTAAATAGTATTATGATAGGATTAGATTTAATGATTATATTAGGCCTGTTTACAATGGCCTGTGCATACTTTAGTCAACGAACTGGATATAGACAGGGCGTAAATGAAGGTATGGAATCAACTTTACAATTACTTGAAAACGGAGGCTATATTAAAATAGTCGAAGACAAAGCAACTGGTATGCAAGAAATACAGAAGGTACCAAATGGAAACAACACCAGCACATAAATTATTCACATACAAAGAATTAAAAGATCATCAGCAAGCAGGTACATGGCCACTTGCTGATTCTACATTGTTGTCTACAAAATATGCAGACAGATGGGAAATGGCTAAACGACTGCACGATATAGTTGACACAGATCTTTGGAAAAAATTTAACACAGATCCACAAATTGAACATTGGGCTAATGACGAAGTTCCTAATAAACTTTATTCCAATCTAAACAGTGGAGATGTTTTTAGTTTTGATGAAGATTTTGTAGCAGGACCTAACGCATGGTTATTACCTGACGAAGATGGTAAACATGATGAGACGGTAAATAGAACAAAGATTTATATAATGCAATATACTGGCCAAAATTATGAAAACGGCAATTTTGAACAAGCACCTGAAGAACTTAAATATTTTATAGAAATGCAAAAAGACTTTCAACCAGTATTAGAGCATTACCTATATGAAAACTATTCAGATCAAATGCATCTATGGAACGATTGGCAAGGTGAACATGATCTTGGAGTTATTTATAAACTAATGGTTATTAAATATTGGACACCGTGTGCGAACCCAGAAGATGTAACAGAGCATAGAAAACACGGTTCAGAGAGATACGGAAGACATCATTGCGATGAAACATTGGGTGGGTTACATTTAGGTGAAAACTATTCAGAGTTTTGGGCAGAGAATACTGAAACAAAAGAACGAAACATGATTACAGAACTAGCAGATAATAAAATGTTATGGATGCATGGTGAAGATTCGGAACAAAGCGGATGGATACCTACATATCATGGAATGACACATAATCCACAAGATGACTTAGGTGATCGATATAGTATAATTATGGATTTACAAGCAAGATATAAAGATTAACACACAGGAGATAAAATGATAATACCAACAGTAATTGAGAGTACAGGAAGAGGCGAACGTGCATATGACATTTATAGTCGTTTGCTTAAAGATCGTATTGTAATGCTTAATGGAGAAGTTAATGACCATACGGCAAATTTAGTAGTTGCACAAATGCTATTTTTGGAATCACAAAATAGTGCAGAAGATATTAATTTTTATATTAATAGTCCAGGTGGTGCAGTTACAGCCGGGCTTGGAATTTATGACACAATGCAGTTTATTAAATCTCCAGTAAGCACAATTGTAATGGGTCAAGCATGTAGCATGGGTAGTTTCCTTGCTATGGCAGGTGAGCCGGGCAAGCGTTTAGTATTGCCAAACTCACGCACAATGATTCACCAACCAAGTGGCGGCGCAGGCGGACAAGCAACTGATATGCAAATTCAAGTTGATGAGATTCTTAAGATGAAAAAGAACCTAACACAAATTTATGTTAATCATAATAGTGTAGGTAAAACATATGAAGAATTAGAAGCGGCTATGGAGCGTGATAATTTTATGTCAGCACAAGAAGCCGTAGATTTTGGTCTTGCTGATAAAGTTGTTGTTCGAAAAACATAATATATTTGTAATACTATATTTGTATAAATAATAGTATGAAGATACATGATATATTAGAAACAGAGCAAGTACTAGAAGGTCCAAACGATCCTCACATATTTAAAGCAGTATTCCTAGCCGGTGGTCCTGGCTCGGGTAAAAGCTATGTGGCACAAAAACTATTAACTGGTGGTGGATTAAAACCTCTTAATAGTGATGATGTTTATGAGTATCTTGCTAAAAAACACAATATTGATTTAAGTGACCCTGAAGTTGTTGGAAGCAACAAGGGGCAAGAAATCCGTAACCGTGCTAAAGAAATTACTAAAACAAGAGAAGACTTATATCTAGATGGTCGCTTAGGTTTAGTAATTGATGGCACAGGCAAGGATGTATCTAAAGTATCGCAAGCCAAAAGACAATTAAGTGAATTAGGTTACGATACTATGATGTTATTTGTTAACACAAGTGAAGAGGTAGCACAAGAACGCAACGCCGAAAGAGCTAGAACAATACCAGCAGACATGGTAAAGGTGATGTGGCAACGAGTTCAACAAAACATAATGAAATTCCAACAAGTCTTTGGAGCTGCAAAGTTCCATGTAATAGACAATAGTGGCGGGTTAGAAGACCCCGATCGAAAAGAAAACTTTGATAATGTATACAAAGCAATACAACAGTTTCTAAACGATCCACCCACTAAGAGAGCCGCTAAGGCTTGGTTAAGCAAGAATACTAAAACATAGTATTTAAGTGACACTGATATCAGCATAAATATTAAGCAGTTCAACTATTAACTGTTTTTATATTAGATAGGGAATTTTATGTATACATATAAAGCAAAACTAGTAAGAGTAATAAACGGTGATACTTTGGACATTGAAATCGATTTAGGTTTCGATATCATTATTAAACAAAGATTAAAGTTATATGGTATTGATACACCTGATAGTAGATCAACAGATGTTGACACTAAACAAAAAGGCCTTGACGTTAAGCAACGTTTAATGGACTTATTGAACAAAGAATTTAAAGTAGAAACTATACTTAACAAGCGTGGTAAGTATGGTCGTATACTTGGAAAGATCTATGTTGTTGTTAACAACAACGAGGTTTGTATAAACGAATTATTAGTAGATGAAGGTCTCGCAATTCGTTATAACATCGGGAAATAATATGAAGTTATTCGGTTATTGGACAGTTTTAGTTGCACTATCAATAAGTGCTGTGGCGGCCTACTACAGTATTGTTGGACTTGTGGCTATCTTTGCTAGTGCCGTTATACCGATTATTATTATGGGGTCTGTGCTAGAAGTAGGCAAATTGACATCAGCTGTCTGGTTGCACTTGAACTGGAAATCAGCTCCATTTTTAATTAAAACGTATCTCACTATAGCCGTCATAATGCTTATGTTTATTACAAGCATGGGTATTTTTGGATTTTTAAGTAAAGCACATATTGAACAAACTAGTGCGGCTAGTGAGAACGTTGCCCAAATTGAACGTATAGAAGAAAGCATAGTAAGAAATAAATTAATTATTACCAAGTCAGAAGATAAGATTATTAAACTTGAAGCAGTTGATATTTCTTTAGATGATGGAATACAAGAAAAAATACGCATAGAGCAACAAAGAATTGAAAATGCATATACAGGTGTACAACCATCAATAGATGAACAGAATGCAATTATAGTTGCAGAAACAGAGGCTAAAGCAAATGCTATAGCACCGTTTGAAACAGAATTAGCTAACATTATTGAAAAACTAGCATTAATGGATCAGTATTCAATCAATGGTGAGATTGAAAAAATGCAAGGACTATTAGGTGTTAGACAAGATGGTATACTTGGTTGGAATACTAGAGAAGCATTAAAGAAATTTAAAGAAGATAATAATAAAGCAAAAGGCATGGCAGGATATCAGCTAAATAAAGTTAGAGATGAATTTGATGATTCTGTTATCAAAGATGCTAGAGCCGAAATTAAAAGAATTAGAATGTTAGCAGAACAACAGATTGCAGACTCTAATGCATTGATTACTAGGTTAAGAGCACAACTTGGACAAGGTCAACAACAAGACAATACAGTATTAATTGATACCCAGCGTAATTTAATTGTTGATTCTGAAGCCAAGTTAGAAGAACTTTATACTACAAAATATACACTAGAAGGCGAAAGCAGAAAACTAGAAGCAGAAGTTGGACCGGTTAAGTATATTGCAGAATTAGTTTATGGACAAGAACCAGGCAGAAATGTCTTGGAAGAAACAGTAAGATATGTTATACTAATACTTGTATTTGTGTTTGATCCATTAGCAGTTGTACTTGTTCTTGCAGGAATATCTGGAATAGGATTACGCAAATCAACAAAAGGAACACATGAGCAAAAAGAAGAATCCACAAAGTCTAAAATTAATGAAGATACCAAAAATGTCACCGTCATTAAGAAAGATGTTGTGGGTAATAAAAAAGACAACAAGTCTCCCAAAAAACCTGTTGTTCAAAATAAAATACATGAAGAAGATGTAGTGCATACGGATTCAAAAGGTAAAGAATATACAGTTGACAAACGTGGCAATAGAAAATACCTAATTGAACAATTGCAATACGACTTAAACGACAGATCAAAAAAATTACAACAACAAAAGAAAAGATAAATGAAAATTGATAATAGCAGTTATACTGTTACCCCTCCAGACCTTTATATGACCGAACATGGAATAAGTATTCTTATTTCGAGTACCAATGCAACGTTTATTACATCAGTAAAGGAAGTCTTTGAAAAATTTATAGCAACAAGTATTGTTTTTCTTGAACAAAATAAAAAAACTAATTCAGAAACACTACCATGGATGTGGAATGTTTCTAAAACATCTGATTTTATGATAGTTGATGTAGATACTTGTGCATGGGAAGATATCATGGCAGGGTTGTTAAAATCAAAAGAAGAAGAAAATACAGTGTTATTTTACAGCGATAAATACAAGCGAAGAGAAACTGTAAAATTAATAAATGCTACAGGCACTAATTTAGTTGTTAGATCAATAAGCGATATTAACAATTATATAAAACTACAAATGAGCCCAGAATATTTTAATGAAGTCTAGCAATCTAACCATATGCAATTTTTGTAACAAAGACACAACACAAGTAAAGAAACTACTAGCGGGTGAAAATGGTACCCACATATGTAGTGATTGTGTTGAGCTATGTTACGGCATAGTTAAAGAACAAAAGGTTGAAGCCATACATAAAAATTATGGTAAAAAATATCAAGTTCCTACTCCTAGAGAAATACATAATGATTTAGATAAACATGTAATCAGTCAAGACCATGCAAAAAAGACTTTGAGTGTAGCAATATACAATCACTATAAAAGAATATCAACAACTACAAAAACAAAATTACAAAAAAGCAATGTACTATTATGCGGTCCTACAGGAACAGGCAAAACATTAATGGCACAAACACTTGCAGAATTCTTAGGTGTGCCAATGGTTGTAACTGATGCAACAGTTATTACTGAAAGTGGGTATGCAGGCGATGATGCAGAAGTACTAATACACAAATTATTCCAAGCATCAAACTATAACAAAGAACGCACAGAACACGGTATTATATATGTTGACGAGATTGACAAAAAAGCAAAGCGTAATGACTATGTTAGTTTAAGCAGAGATGTATCTGGAGAAGGTGTACAACAGAGCCTTTTAAAGCTCATGGAAGGTACTATAGTACCGGTTCCTAACAAACCGCAACATAACCCGGAGAAGGTGGATATTGACACCAGTGAGATACTATTTGTAGTAGGTGGTGCCTTTGTTGGTCTACAAGATGTTGTGGTTAACAGGCTCGGTAAAGCAAAGATAGGATTTAACGACGGTTTAGACGCCGATGTAGAACAGTGGGAAAAGCACTTACAAACACGAGATTTAGTGAAGTATGGGCTTATACCAGAATTTGTGGGTAGATTACCGTCTGTAAACGCCTTAACACCGTTAAATAAGAACGATCTTGTACGAATACTAACTGAACCAATGGGTAGTATAATAGATCAAATAAAAGAGCTTTTTCTACTTGACAAAATACAAATAGAGTTTACAATAACAGCATTGGAACAAATTGCAGCAATTGCCATTGATGAAGAATTAGGTGCTAGAGGTTTACGTAAAATATTAGACCAAGCACTATTAGAAACTCAATATCAATTGCCAGAATTATATGAAAAGGGAGTACGCAAAATTATTATAAATGAACAAGTTATTTCTAGAAACGCACAACCACAATTTATTAAAGGTGAAAATGCAGAACAGAAATAAAGGATATAAACAACGTACAAAAGGCCCATTTGTAATCGCAAATGATCGAATAAGAGCAAAAGAAGTTAGAGTAAACTTTCCAGACGGTGAAAGCCAAGTGCTGTCTTTAAAGGATGCTTTGAATGAAGCAAAGTCGTTATATTTAGATTTAGTGTTGATCGCCGAAAAGGCAGACCCACCAGTTTGTAAAATAATTGATCTAAACAAGCATTTGTATTCATTAAAGCAAAAAGAAAAATTGGCAAAGAAAAAGCAACGAGAAAGCGTTGTAGAGACCAAAGAAGTGCGTATGGGACTAAACATAGATACACATGATTTAGAGACTAAGGCTAAAGCAGCTCGTAAATTTTTGGATAAAAATAACAAAGTAACAGTTACAGTTGTTTTGCGTGGTAGAGAACGTGGGCGGCAAGACCTTGCAAGGGAATTGCTAAATACATTTGCTTATCTATTAGAAGTAGAATACGAGCAAATATCATCACAGAACAATCGAGTATCTGGTAAAATACAATAAAGGTAAACATGGGAAACTATAATAGAAATAATAAACGTGACGACAAACCTCAGTTTGGTCCTGGACTATCTGTAGAAGTTAGAAATGGCAATGTAGAACAAGCTATGAGAAAACTTAAGAAGTTAGTTATGAAAACTGGACTTATGAATGAAGTACGCGAACGCAGATACTTCGTTAGCAACACTGAAAAAAGACTTAAAGCAGAGGCGGCAGGCCGAGCTAGAAGGCGTAGAGAAATAGCTAAAGATTCAATCGTAAAGAAAAGACTATACTAATACGTTATAACTGAATTTGTTCACAAATGTGGATAAATAATAATGTGTACAACAGGACTGATTCCTACCGTATACATAGAACGCCGAAAGGGTTCTAAATAATCTTGCTTAATATAAGGAGAAAAGATATGACTAGATTAACAACACTAAATCTTCCAGATTTTTATAAGACTACAATAGGATTTGATAGTATGTTTGATGAAATGCAAAATGCATTCGCAACAAACACAGGCGGTTACCCACCTTACAACATTGTAAAGGAAAGTGACACTAGCTATTCAATTAGCCTAGCAGTAGCAGGTTTTAATAAAGACGAGATAAAAATCGAACAAGACGGTAATACACTTTCAATTAATGCTGAAAAGAAACCAATCGAGGAAGAGATTGAATATTTACACAAAGGCATTGGAACTAGAAACTTTACAAAAGAATTTAGTTTAGCTGATTATGTAGAAGTAACATCGTCAAAGCTAGATAACGGTATCTTAGTAGTTACATTGGAACAAAATATTCCAGACGAAAAGAAACCACGAACTATTAAAATTGACTAATATAAGGTAAAAAAATGACTCAAGCATCATCAAGTAGCGTAGCAGAAATAACTAAATTAAAACCACCATCACGGTACAATGTTGTATTGTTAAATGATGACTCTACGCCACAGGAGTTTGTAGTAAATGTTTTACTGACAATTTATAATAGGTCAACGGAACAAGCAAACTCCGTGATGCTTGAAGTCCACGAAAAGGGCCGAGGCATTGCAGGCACATACAGTTACGAAGTAGCTGAACAAAAATGTGTGGAAACTATCACTGACGCACGGAAAAACCAATTTCCATTAGATGTCACAATAGAAAAAGCAGAATAAACAATTAAATGAAAATAGCAATCACGCAACGTGTGATTGAATTTCGAAACGGACCGTACGATAGCATTGATCATGGATTTTATGAAATGTTTTCAGGTCATACATTGTTACCAATACCAAACCATTTAGAGCATTATAGAACAGATACAATAGTTAATAGTGACTTAGTAGTGTTTACAGGCGGCAATAGTATGATACCAGGAAACTGGCAATACAATGAAAATCGTTTACGAGTTGAGAAACACACGTTAGATTTAGCAAAACTATACAATAAACCAATATTAGGAATCAGCAGAGGCTGTCAGTTTCTGACGGTTGCTCATGGTGGATCTTTAGAAGAAAACGGTAGACATCACATCAATCATAGTGTAAACTATAAGGGTAGTAATGTAGAAGTATGCAGTAGGCATGAAGAAATTTTAAAAACTATACCTACTGGTGCAACAGTATTAGCAACAGATGATTATGGATTTTGTGAAAGTTGGAAATTAGACAATATGATAACAGTGTTATGGCACCCAGAACGGATGAAAACACATTGGCTTCCATACGAAGCATACGGAATTTTAGGATTATAATATGAAAATAGGATTTACATGTAGTACATTTGATTTGTTACACGCAGGTCATATAGGCATGCTCAGAGAAGCAAAAGCAAATTGTGATGTTTTAATTGTAGGATTACAAAGTGATCCAACTATTGATCGCCCAGATACAAAGAATAAGCCTATACAAACAATGGTAGAACGTTATGCACAACTCAATGCATTAAAATTTGTAGATGAGATTGTACCATATCAAACAGAACAAGATTTAATTGACATACTGGAACTGTTTCAGTTAGATGTTAGATTTTTAGGCGATGAATATAAAGAAAAAGAATTTACTGGAAAAGATGTATGTCGTAAGCGTGGTATTGAGCTACACTTTAATAAACGAGATCATAGATTCAGTACAACAGATTTAAGACATAGGGTATGTAAAAATGAGAATTGATCAAGACATTAAACTAGACTACAGTGACGTTTTAATTCGTCCAAAGCGTAGTACATTAAGTTCACGCAAACAAGTAAGACTTGAACGCAAGTTTAAATTTAGAAACAGCAGACACGAGTACGAAGGTATTCCTATTATGGCTGCTAACATGGATGGTGTTGGAACATTTGAAATGGCAGATGAACTTGCACAACAAAATATATTTACATGTTTAGTAAAAACATATTCAGTGGAAGAACTTGTAGATTTTTTTAACAATGATTATCCGGATAATAGAAGAACACAAAACATTGCTATGAGCATTGGTACAGGAACAATAGACTTTGATAAGTTAGAAGCTGTGTATAATAAAGTAAGCAATAAACTAAAATATGTATGTATGGATATTGCAAATGGTTACAGTGATCACTTTGCACAACATGTTAAAAAAGTTCGTAATGCATTTCCTAATTTAGTAATTATAGCAGGTAATGTAGTAACCGGAGAGATGACAGAGGAGTTAATTTTAAATGGAGCAGACATCGTTAAAGTCGGAATTGGACCAGGAAGCGTGTGTACAACACGAATCCAAACAGGAGTCGGGTATCCGCAACTTAGTGCAGTCATTGAATGTGCAGATGCGGCACATGGACTTGGTGGACATATTATCGCTGATGGGGGCTGTAACTCTAGTGGTGATGTGGCTAAAGCATTTGCTGGCGGCGCCGATTATGTAATGCTAGGCGGTATGCTTGCAGGACATGATCAAGGTGGCGGCGAAGTTATTAGTAAGATGTATGCAACCAATGAATGGCTTACAGCAGAAAAGCCAGTACTTGAACAAAAACAGTTTGTGGCTTTTTACGGAATGAGCAGTGATGCTGCAAACACAAAACACTTTGGAGGACTAAAAGACTATCGTGCAAGCGAAGGACGAGAAGTATTAGTTCCATACAGAGGTGCAGTACAACACACCGTACAAGCAATCTTAGGTGGGTTGCGTAGTACCTGTACATATGCAGGTGCAATGAAACTTAAACAACTTAGTAAATGTACTACGTTTGTTCGCGTTAACAATCAGTTTAACAAAACATACGAAAGCACAACAACTAAGATTTAGCTATGTTGTACATGCATAGCGTCTTTGCAGCAGATAAGTAAGTGATTCTGCGGTATTATAGATAAATAGATGTGTAATAAAAATGGCACAATGTTGTGTTATAGTTACATGTACAAAGTAGTACAGAGCGACCTCGGCTCAGAAAAAAAGAGCGGCAGTTAGTGCCACGCTAACTGACTCTGGGAAAGACCAGGGCATAACCCATGCCTTACAAGCGATACATTATGAGGTATCGTGGTAGCGGCCAGGAGAGACTGGCAAATAACGGATGCTTTCCCAAAAACATCCACACATATAACGGAGAATATAAAATGGCTAACACTTTTTTTAGTGCATGGTCGGGATTATTCAATGGCTCACGTAGAAGTCGTGTGGCTTACAATAACACCCTAATGACTTATGCAAAAACAGAATATGGTTCTGATTGGCAATATGCCTACAACTATATGCTAGAACACAAAGGATCTGCACCAAAGATGGGTCTTGCAGATATCAATATCAAGGCAGCAGTAAAATGACAACAACATTAATATACAAACAAACATGTAGTGTTTGTGAAAAAATTAAACAAGCATCATTAAAAGTAATGATGGCTATTTGGTCATTTGGTGAATCGGCAGGTCGTGCAAGAGCAGCCGCTGAATTACATAGACAAGGCTACACAGAAGAAGCAAAAAAACTAATGCTGGAGAGTAGATAATGATTAATACTATAACAAACAAATTAAGTTGGTTAAAACGTGCTTATACAAACAGTCAAGGACGCAGAGCAACTGAAAAGGCTTTGTCGGAATTAAACGACTTTGAATTAAATGATATTGGATTATGCAGAGGCGACATTAGATCAGTTGCTCGCGGTGATCTTAAAGCATATAAAAGATCAGTTAAGTAATGTTTAAAAAGTTTTTAAAAGCAATGGAATACAGAAGTTATTGCATGAGCATCAGGCAACTTCGTCAATTAGGCGAACATGAAAAAGCTAATGAAATTTCTGAATATAAACATAAGATGTATAACACATTTTAATTTAGTGTAGTTTTAATTGCATAAATAGTTGTATGAGTAAAGTACATCTATTAACAGAAATAATAATAAAATTACAGAACCTTAGTACTCAGGATGAGAAACTAAAGCTTCTGCATACCTATAATAAAGAAATCATACTACAACGTATAATTACTATAGCGTATAATCCTTGGATTGATTTTGGAATGAAAGATTTTGTGCCAAAGCGTTTAGGTAAAAAGTTTGGTATGGGTTTGAGTAAATTCCTACATATTTTAACAGACATCATAGACGAAAAATATGATGAAAGAGAAAAGAACTTTTCTTGTCAAATGGCTATGCAACATATAGATGAGCGTGATGCTGAACTATTTGTTAATTTACTAAGACAAGATCTGGACTTAGGACTCGAATTAGAAACAATAAATGCAGTATGGCCTGGATTAATAATGATTTATCCAATAAGCTCGCCTACTGTAGCAGACTATAAAACATTTAATAAATATCCAGCCGCAGTACAACCTATTAGTAGAGGTTTACGAGTTAATGTAATTGTACATAAAGATATAGTTACTTACAGAGACAAAGAAGGTAACAATATCGAAGGTTGGAATATACACGACGAACAGTTTGTAAATTTAGCACAAAACAATAGTACAGTATTTGATGGTCACGCAGTTGTGGTTAATGGTACAACTATTGTCGAGACTGATAATCAAAAAGTATTAGAAGCAGACCCGGAAAACATCAGATTTAATTTTTGGGATGTTATTAGATATGATGGATTTATTACTGGTACAGATACTCGTATAGGTTATAATTGGCGTAATAATGGATTAGAACATATGATTATACTTGCTATAGATAAGAATAAAACACCTTGCTATGACATTGTAAAGGCTGATCTAGTAGGAAGTGATGAACAATTAGCGTTAACTGTTGAAAAGTATAAATCTAAATGTGTTATTAAAGCATTAGACGGCACATGGGTACATGGAACTGATCCAACACAAGTTATTTACGAGTCTTAATTTTCTTAATATATTGATTTCCAAAGTGATCGTATAACCCATCAAAGAACTGAAACTTAGTAATAGCTTTACCAGTTCCTTTCATTCTATCTTTAAATCGTTGCCACCATGTTACTTTGGTTTTGATATGCACATCATATGTAATATATTCTATTTGCCCTACATGTTTGTAATATCCAAAGAATGGAACTCTAGTAACGACATCATTGTTATTAACAAATCTATACGCCTCTATATCATTGAACTGTTTACCCCATTCTCTGTCACCTACTTTTGGTGACCCATATGTATATAAAACTAAATCTGCACCTGCTTGGTGAAATCTACTAGCACATATAGTTGCCATTGCAGCTCCCAAACTATGTCCAGTAATTACTATTTTTTTAGTAGTTAGTTTTTTACCTAACCATTTAATAATTTCAGGATATAGTTTATCTAGCTCAGTTTTAAATCCAGAATGTACTGTACCTGTTGTATCAGCACTTGCTGGCCAAGCCTTAATATCTGCTATTAAGTCGCCCATTTGAGCGCCTTCAGTACCTCTAAAAGCAACGATCACATAGTCAGGCATAACAATACCATAACCTTGTGCGTTTTCTTTTTCAAAGAATTTAACACTCGAATGTTTTATTTTATTATCTTTTAGGAATTTAACTACTTCTGGTTTTTCTTCGTATACTATTTTTGATACATCTATACATAATTCTGCCAGATGCCAATCTATATTATTTTTTAACAATTAATTTCTCCAGTCTGTGTGTAGGTATGCGGGTATTATAGATATATCTCCACACCTTACCACGACCATTATCAATTTCAAATATAGTTTCTCGCATACCTATACTAATAATAGTGGCTTTTTCTCCATCTAAGAATACTTCGTCGCCGGGTTCAAATCCAGGCTTCATTTTCCAACGAAGACTTGCTACAAAATCTCCTACAGCTTCTTTAAACCATAATACTATTATTGCAGTAATTCCTAGCCCTATTAACGGTTCTAATAACATTGATATTTTCATTGCTTCTGATTCTAACATACTATAACTATTTATTAAAAATAGACAAAAACTATTGACAAACAGATAATAATATACTATAATTACACTAATGAAATAAAGGAGTCTATAATGACGAAAGAAAATAGCAATGTACCAGCAGTTACATTTAAAGTACGAGTACCAGATCCGTCAAACAGTAAAACAAATTCCTGTGAGATTGTACCATCAACTTGGGCAGAGCTAACAACAGATGAAATCTTCAAAGATAAACTAGTTGTAGTGTTTAGTTTACCGGGTGCATTTACACCAACATGTAGTACATTCCAGTTACCTGGATTTGAATTATATGCACAGGATTTTTATGATATAGGTGTAAGCGACATTTACTGTATCAGTGTTAATGATTCATTTGTTATGAATGCATGGCGTGATGCTAATAATCTTAAGAATGTTAAAGTATTGCCAGATGGTAATGGAACATTTACAGAAGCCATGGGTCAGTTAATTGACATGAGTGGTGTAGGATTTAACAAGCGTAGTAGACGATATGCAATGATTGTTGAGAACGGTGTAATTAACAAAATGTTTATTGAACCCGATGCATCAGCAGAAGATTCTGATCCGTATGGTGAAACAACACCAGAAAATGTTTTTGCATCTTTATAGAGGAGTAGCAATTGAAAATATTTAAAGAATCAATTGATAACTTCTTCAGGTGGGTTAACTCTAGCGAATTAGTAGAGTTAACTGATATTGATGTAAGTGAAGATCCAGTAAGACCTGATTTGGACTTAGAATTCAGAACAAGTTATGGTAGAAAAATTTATGGACTAAAATACAAAGATAATATTGAAGGTATTATCTGTGTAGCATTTTGCAATGATTTGCCACAAAGTGAAAGAGAACTTAGCTTAATCAGTGAGAATGCACATTTACTTGAGAACGCCAATATTGCAGTTGCATATACAGTATGGTCACGTAAAAGAGGCGCAGGTAGAGAAATAGTAGCAAAACTAAAGCAACACATAGTAGAAAAAACAGATATTGAACGAATAGTTACATTATCGCCATTAACACCAATGGCAGCACATTTTCATATAAGCAACGGTGCTAAGTTAGTACAGTATAATGCAACTACTCAGAATTTTGAGTATAAATTAGATAAATAGTATTTCAAATAGGAAGAAATTATGGCATATAGCGAAAAAGTGCTAGACCATTACAATAATCCAAGAAATGTAGGTAAGTTCGACCCCAAGGAAGATAATATCGGAACTGGAATGGTAGGCGCACCTGCATGTGGTGATGTAATGCGTTTACAAATTAAAGTAACAGAAGATGGCATTATTGAAGATGCAAAATTCAAAACATACGGTTGTGGAAGTGCAATTGCTAGTTCAAGTATGGTAACAACTATGCTTAAAGGTATGACACTAGATCAAGCACAAGAGATTAAAAACACAACAATAGTAGAAGAACTTGCATTGCCACCAGTTAAGATACACTGTAGCGTATTGGCAGAAGATGCCATTAAAGCCGCAGTTAGAGATTATTCTGGAAAAAAACAACAAATAAACGCAAAACCGGTTGACATAACTTAATTTTGTGTTATCATAAATAATACGCAATGTTGAAATTTACTCAACGCTGATTCAGGACTCCGGGGCGGTACCGGACAACTCCACCATAAACACATTGTTACTAGTAGTTCATAGTGTGTTTTTGATGGGGTTGAAATAGGTTCGACTGGGTAGCTAATAGGTAAAGGGAGTTGCCGGGATGTAAGCGCCGTTACCGCGAACAAACTTTATAATTGCAAATGACAATTATTCGCCAGAAATGGCATTAGCAGCCTAATTTAGGTATGTAGGGGTTTTTGCAAGTTGAGCCTGGCAACAGAATCAACTTGCTACTATAATGCAATTAGCGTTAAAGTATGTAATAATAAAAATCAAGGAAATATTATGAGAAATATTATAATGACGGCGGCTCTAATGGTCGCTTTAACTGGAACGGCACAAGCCGAGAACTATGACAATACAACAGTCTCAATGGCTGCCGAATCGGCAACTATGGGAGTTTCATTGTCAACTAACGATACATCTAGATCAATTGATGTGTACACAATGGGAAGATCATTAGATTTTGGAGCAGGAGTAAGTGATAACGGAACTAACCGTGATTATAGTGTTTCTGTTGGAAAAACTTTAGATGTTCTTAATGTAGGACCAGTTGGTACTTACCTAAGTGGTGAAGCTGAATACAATTGGGGAGATACATTTACTAAATCAGAAATGCATTTCACTCCAACTGTAGGTGGTAAAATGGACCTAGGTCTTATTGCCCCATATGCTGAAGTTGACTATATGTTAAAATCAGTAGAAGGTGACTTTACAAGTATTGATAAAGCAACACCAAACTTTACTATCGGTACGAAAGTTGCGTTAGGTACATCTACTTCATTAAATGCCAAGTTGACTAATTCACTTAACAGTGATTGGAAATCAACTGACAAAGAAGTTAGTGTAGGACTTACAGTTAGTTTTTAAACTTAACAAATAAGTTAAAAAGGTCGCTTTATGCGGCCTTTTTTTATGGTTGACTAATCGGGTTAAATGTTATATATTAATGAATGGACCCGTAGCTCAGTTGGATAGAGCATTGGTTTGCGGAACCAAAGGCCAGAGGTTCGAATCCTCTCGGGTCCGCCAATTAGAATTTTTGCCAAGGAAACAATTTAGGCAAGTATTCAAATTTAGGATGATTGTTCATGCTTTGTATCACAAATCCTTTGGCTATAAATTTATCTTTATAATTGTCAAAGAATTTAATATAGTCTGCTTCTGTATTTAATCTAATATTTTTACTGTATAATGTTGCATTTACTTCATAGTTAAAAGCATTACTAACATCAATAAAAATCTTTTCATCATCTTCTATTCTATGCATTGAATCTATTAAGTGCATAGTCATCGTGTTAATGTCCATTAAGTCAATCTCTTCAAATTGTAATAAAAAAGTTTTTGCAGTAGTATTCCACCATTCTTGAAATGGTTCACCTAAGGCATCTATATATGCATCTACTTCATCTAAAAAATCTGTACATGCAAAATGATGTCCTAATATTGGATTTTCTTCCATGTAATCTAAAACAAGTTGTTTCCAATTACGACCATCCCAATTATTAAACATATAATTTTGCATATGTACTGCTAATGGATCAGCATCATAAAATACAAGTTCACCACCTGGTTTAAGATTTCTTATATATGCATTTGAAATAGGACTTATTCCTCCACAAGTACTGTATACAGAACTTGTAATTTGCTCTTGTACTTCTTTATCCAGTGTTTCGGTATTTGCTGCAAACCATCTAGAAACCCATAACTGTTTTCCAATGCTATGTACTTTTTCATAATGATCTAAATTTTCACCATATACATATTCTTTACCTCGGCGCAGATCTTTATTCCATATTCCTACTTTTTGATTATCTTGCATTGCTACATTAAGTAAATTATGACCAGCCCATTTGCCTACTGCATTTACTGTTTCGTTTGTAGCAGTAATTGAAACTGGATTATATGTTTGCCAATCACTTAATGTTTCTTCACTTCTTTCAATGTTAGTTGCAGTCCATTCTACATTTTCTTCAAAGTCTCCAAATTCTGGCTTGCCTACACTAGCCCACCATTCCAAGTCTATCCACATTGTTTGTGGGTGTATTTGCCACCATGCGTCACCTCGGTCTAATATATGTCCTACAATTACACAGTCTTTATATTCAGTATCCCAATATGGTTTAGATTTTTCTACAAAATTATTTAATATTATACCTTGCTTACACATTAATAGACCTTTAAATCCGGCATCTATTCCCTTATTACACAATTCAACAAAATCATCTGAAGATACCTGTGGTATGCGTCGATATTTAAAACTGTAAAAGTCTAATAAGTTTTGTGTAGTTCCTTCTACTGCTTTATCTATAATTCTATTGTTTAGTAACCAGCCTATGCCAGTCATTGGTGGTAGCTTATCCGGTGTATGTTCGAAGTTATAATGTTTCATATTTTTCCTTAAAAAAGTGTTGACTTAGTCATGTGTATGTCGTATAATGTATGCATTGTTGTTGGAATAGTCGATTTCATTAACAAAGTATATTACTATTTATTATCTTAGGTAAACAGTATATATAAGATAAAATAAATAGTTGACAGAGATATGACTATTGTGTTATACTAATAACACTAAAACAAGGAAGAGCGGATATGATTAGTAGTAGACAAATTGTGGAAATCATCAAAGATGAAATGAACAAAGAAGAGAACAGCCAGGAAGTCCGTATGGCACTGAAAAAAGTTAAGGAACGCATAGAGATTTTGGAAGAAATTGATTATGTGAATACAGTTAAACAACCTTATTTAGAAGAACCAACTAGTAAACAAAGTAAAGAAAAGCAAACAGCAGCACAAGCCTTTGAGGAATTATTTGGCTTAAAATAATGAATCTGGAATATAGTGAAATTGTTAACAAGATAGAAGTTTCGCAAGAATTAATAGAGGTGTTCAAAAGCCGTATCAAGCCAAGTGCTACTGGATACCTCTATACAACAATAAGCACACTAGAACAATATATAACAGAACTTGAAAAACAATTAGTAACAATGGAAAATAACAATGCTTAAACTAAAAGATGTAAAATGGGACAACACAACAACTCCTACTGGAGTAGCAGCTACCATTGGTTTTGGCAATGAGTACAAAATAAGCATCATTCAAAATGATATATCATATGGTGGTGATAAAGGCTTGTACGAAATTGCAGTATTGCACAAAGATGAATTTACATCACTTCCTGGTATTACTAATCCAAATGATACAGTCGCCGGCTATCTCACTGAAGATAGCGTTAATAACATCTTACTCAAGATGTACACTCTAACAAAAAGAACCCCTTTACAAATTTAAACCAATTATCCGCTCTTAGCTCAGCTGGATAGAGCAACTGCCTTCTAAGCAGTAGGTCACAGGTTCGAATCCTGTAGAGCGGGCCAACACAACCGAAGTAACAGAAAGAAGATTAAAATGACAAGTTTTATAATTGACTGGTATAATGTAATAATGGATAGTGAAAAGAATCCATTAAGTAATATCAAAGATTTAAGAGTACGCCATATGGTGATGCAAATATTAGCATGGATGTGGTGCATAGTGTTTACTGCAATGACAGGTACTTGGATGTATCTAGGTGCTAACATACTAATACACACATTACTATTAGGTGCAGTATGTTTAACAGTAGCAACATTTGAAGCAGCTAAACGCAAACCACAAATATTTTATACATTGCGTGGTGACGGCGGCGAACACGAATAAGAATTAGTGCTCGCATGATGGAATGGTAGACATAACAGACTTAAAATCTGTGGCCGTAAGGCGTCCCGGTTCGAGTCCGGGTGCGAGTACCAAAGAATAGTGTGGGACTGTAGCTTAGTGGTAGAGCAAGACGCTCATAACGTCCAGGTCGTTGGTTCGATCCCAACCAGTCCCACCATGAAAGAAGGAACTATGTATGTTTACAGTAGAAGAAGAATTCGATGAAAGCATTATAACAGTAATGGATACTAAAGAAAAGTTTCAAGATGTTAAAGTGTATTTCCAAGAAGATGTTATTTACATTACACAATATAACGAAGAGTTTGACACTCATGATGTAGTGAAAGTATCAACTGAAATGTGGGAAATGTTAATTGAAGGATACAATCGTACACAAGGAACATACATAATTACTAAATAAGGACAGTTGGCTGAGTGGTCGAAAGCACCGGTTTACTAAACCGACGAAGGGCAACCTTCCTAGGGTTCGAATCCCTAACTGTCCGCCAGTTACTGGTAATGGAACGTAGCATAATGGTAATGCACCGCTTTTTGGTAGCGTAGAGTATAGGTTCGAGTCCTATCGTTCCAGCCACAGTTATAGGGGTGTAGTGAAATGGTATCACGGCGGATTCCAAATCCGCAAGTAGGAGTTCGATTCTCTTCACCTTTGCCAATATTATGAATAAATACACTTGACATATACACATTTCTAGTGTAAACTAATTTAATATAGCAACTCAGGCAACAATCGTCTGAGTTATCTATGTTAAAAATGTGAGAAGATTCTCACAGTAGACTATATAATATAAAAAGGAGATCAATATGATTGAATGGATTAAAGATAGACTAAGCGAACGTACATCTTGGGATGGCGGCGCTCTAATTGCCGTAGGAGTTATTACACTTTTCTTTAGTGCAATTATTCCAGTAAACTTATTAGCCTGGGCAGCCATTGTATATGGTGCTTGGACATTGCTTAAAAGCGAATAAGTTTAATGCAATTTGATTTTAAAGTAGAGCAAGTCGCAGAACTACTGCCACGCATTGAAGCACAAGTATGGTTTGATGCTATGACTAGAGTTTTGCCCAAGTGGGATATAGATACAGTTGATAGAGTTGCAGGGTTTATTGCCCAAACAAGTCATGAATCAGCTGGATATTCTGTTCTAACTGAGAATCTAAACTACAGTGCCGAAGCACTGGATAAGATTTTTCCAAAGTATTTTAAACGAGCAGGACGAGATGCAAGAAATTATCATAGGCAACCTGAAAAGATTGCAAATATGATTTATGCAAATCGTATGGATAATGGTGGTATAGATAGTGGAGATGGCTGGCGCTTTAGAGGTGGCGGTATTCTTCAACTAACTGGACGATATAATTATACACAATTTGGTAAAGCAGAAGATATGAGTGCAGAAGAAGCCACAGAGTTTGTTCGCAGTCCTATTGGAGCATTAGCAAGTGCATGCTGGTTTTGGGATACTAACAACATTAACCGTTATTGTGATAATCAGGATATAACTGGTATGACAAAACGCATTAATGGTGGAACTATCGGACTGGAAGATCGCAAAAAACATTACGCACATGCTTTAGAAGTTTTAGGTGGACATTATACTCCACGCAAAGTATATGAAACAGTGCGTCTTGGATCTCGAGGTCCAACTGTAGCAAAATTACAAGAAACACTTGGACTTACTGCAGACGGTATCTTTGGAAAAGGTACAGAAGCAAAACTTAAAGGTTGGCAATCACTTAGAGGATTAACACCAGACGGTATTGCAGGACCTAATACGTTAGGAATCTTATTTAATGATTAATGGGTGAGGACAATGGACAATAATTTACACAGTAAAAGTTGGTGTCCACTCCCATTTAACGCTATTAGCTTTCATCCTACAGGAGCATTAACTCGTTGCATGATGAGTAATATTCCAATGGGTGAAAGTTTTGATAGTGTACAAATGCAACAGCTACGCCAAGATATGCTTGACGGTAAGTGGGATAAAGAAGGTTGCATTAGTTGTTGGAAAAAAGAAGAACAAGGCAACATAAGCCAAAGACAAAAATGGCTACAAAGAAACCCACAAGATTTTAAAAGTCCTGAAGGATATAATAATCCACAATTAACAGGCAATCCAATAAATCATATGTTTGTAAATTATAGCAACATATGTAATTTTAAATGTAGAATGTGTGGACCTAATTACAGTAATAGTCTTATTCCAGAACACAAACATTTACATTCTATTGGATTAGGAAAACAAGTAAAAGTAGAGTCTATTAAAAATAGAAACTTTATAAATGATTACTTAAAAAATAACCCAAACAGCTTAGATAATGTAAACAGTATATGGATAACAGGCGGTGAGCCTCTTATGGATGATAATTGTTATGAACTTATTGATATTTTAGATGACTATGATAAATCATGGGAAACTGATATGGTTATTACAACCAACGGTTCTAAGGTTGATTTAGATAAATTACAAAAGTTTGATAACTTGAAGTTCTTTGAACTTGATTTAAGTTTAGATACTCCGGGCAGTATGTTTGAATATATGCGTAGTGCAGGCATATTCACATGGGAGCAAATGAAAAAACTAATAGATGATTTGGCACACTTTAAAAAAGAAAACAGTAGTTGGTTTCATATGTGTTTTAACGCAAGTATACAAGCATACAACTTTGATACAGTATTAGAATTTGACAAAATATGCAGAGATGCAAATGCACTAAATAATACTAGGATGTTAATATTTCCAGAACACTTTAGATTAGATGTACTACCACTGGAAATGAGACAAGCAGAATTAAGAAAAATAAAAGACTACACAGTTGCAGCATACGATCCTAGGTTCCAACGAACATTCACAGATATATGCAATAGTATGGCTAAGCCACAAGCAAGCAATGAAATAGTAGACAAGTTTAAACAAATAACAAAAGCACAAGATACATACAGAGGTATGCACATAACAGATTACCACACACAATTAGCAGAATTTATATATGACAGATAAAAAATTAATACCAGAGCGTTGGGTTGTTCATCACGATAATGCAGGTACAACAGTAAAAGAAAATGATAAATGGAAAAACTTGCATAGCCCAAGTTGGTGTCCAGTTCCCTTTAATACAATAAGTTGGCATCCATCTGGAATAGTAAGTCGTTGCATGATGAGTGACGATCCAATGGGAACTTCACATGAAAGTGATGTAATGCAAGAACTACGAAAAAACATGCTTGCTGGTAAGTGGGATACACATGGATGTTTAAACTGTTTACAAAAAGAACGCAATGGTTTTAAAAGCCAGCGTATGAATTGGTTACATCATGACTTCAGAGAAAGACTTGGAGATCCTGAACCATATACTAATCCAAAAATAACTGGAAATAAGATAAGTCATTTATTTGTGAACTTTTCAAATGTATGTAATTTTAAATGTAGAATGTGCAATGCAAACTTTAGTAACAGTTTAATTCCAGAAAACAAACATATGTACTCATTGTTTCCTGAAGAATATCATAAGGTTCCTTTACAACAAACAAAAAACTTTAATAATATTAATGAATACTTAGAAGCAACTCCAGAAGTATTAGATGGAATAACAAGCATATGGATGACTGGTGGTGAACCATTTATGGATGATAGTCCATACAAACTAATGGAGCTTATTGAAGAATATGGGCATCCAGAAAAGATTAAGATGGTTATTACTACTAATGGGTCTAAATTAGATTTTAACAAATTAAGTAAATTTAATAAACTAAAAAGTCTTATACTAGATATTAGTATAGATGCAGTAGGACCTATGTTTGAATACATGCGTAGTAATGGAGTATTTACATGGAGTCAAATGGAAGCAACATGTGGACAGTTGAAAAATTTTAAAGAAACTAACAAAGAGTGGTTTAAATTTCAAATTAATAGCAGTTACCAAATATTTAATTATGATAATACTTGGGACTTTTTAGAGTTTATTGATGATCATGAATGTGATAGTAATATGAGATTGGTTGTGTATCCTGAACATTTGAGAGCAGGAAATTTACCACAAAGTTTTAAAAACGAAGCATATGCTATGTGTGATAAAATAGAATTGCGATACGGAAACAAAGATCAACATCAGATTAAAATGTTAGACGATATAAGACAAGCGTTAAGTGTAGAAGAAAAACACTATAAATCATTTAAACGAGTTGTAACAGAACAAGACAAGTTTAGAGGAAAGTACTTATATGAATATAATGAGAAACTTGGTGAACTGCTTTATGGAACTAAACAACAATGCCTATTTTAAGACCACCACATAAAAGTTATACAGTTGTATTTGAAGAAGGCCTTCCTGGAGATTGGCTTGGATGGTTTATTAATAAACACTATAAATTTCCACAAATAAAGCCTTTACAGATAAGAGACGGAAGAATAGGACACCAGGGTAGGTATTGGACTCCTATAGATAGAAGTATATATAATAAACATGGCGAAAGTTGGAGTGAAAAGTCATTTCCATTCAATACAGTTATTGACAAAGCATTAGAAATGGGCTACGGCGACTTTGAAAAACTAATATTTAAAGTTGGACCAAAGGGCCATTACTTAAATTACTTGTATGAAAACTTTGATGCTATTCATACCAAAGAGGCAAACATAACAAATCATATAGTAGTAGAATTCTCAGATAATGATATGCTTTCATTATACGAAAACGAAATAGAAGATAGACGAGGCAACTTAGAATCTCACTATAAGCATTTAAAAATACTTGATGGAGTTGATGCAAGTACAGCCGAACGAGAAGCTGCAGAAGAAGTGATGCAAGATAGTTATTCAACCTATAAACAAAAGTTTAATGAACGTGGAATTCATGTAGATAAAATAGATGTAAGTAAAATTATGAAACATGATGTATATGAGTATTATAGATTATGCTTAATAATTGACAGCCCACCTTTAACAAACTGGCGAGAATTAGCTACTGATTTTGTAGAATTCAGTTTACAAAATTATAAAACAGATTGACAAATAGCATAATTTACGCTATAATGTAAATGTAACAAATTTACTATGGAGCGTAAAATATGACGATGCAATTACTTGGTCCACATATGACCACAACTCAATATAGTCGGAAGAAAAGCAAAAAGGCTTTGAGTCCAGTAAAACTAGAAAAACTACGTGTACAATGGCGACAACACAACAAAGATTGTCGTAGGCGACATATCCACTCGGCACAGTTTGCAGAGTTTGATGATTATGTTGCATATGTAAGCGGTACATACAAAGCCCCAAAAAGCACAGCAAAGCCTAAAGCATACGAACCTCCTAAGGTGCGTGAAACAACACATTATCCAAGTCTTAGCAATAATGTTAGTGGTAATGGCACACGCAAAGAGCCAATGCAATACACAGGCGAACGCAAATTACTAGGCATTGCAACAATGCACAAAAGTAATATGGTTCCTATCTTTGAAGATCAAAAAGAACAGGCAGTCGAAATAGCACAAATGAGGCGCTAATGACAAAAGTTTGGAGTGTTACTATCAAAGGCAAAAACGACACAGTTGTAATGACTGATGAACAAGCAATGATAGTTAAAATGAAGTTTGCACCAAACATCGATATGCATGACTTAACTACACTACATGGACTAACACCAGAATACTTACACAAAATAGAACGAAATAAATCATTTGAAGGCGAAGATAAAAGTCTACTTTGGATGAAAAACAGTCTAGAAATGGGAGTATATGGCGGTTGGCCAGGTGAGTATGAGAAAGCAGTCTGGGAATATCAAGACCTAATTAATATGAAATAAAAGGTTGACAACCAAGACATCTTGTCGTATAATATATACATAATGTTAGAAAAAAGAGGAATAAAGTTGGAAGATAAAATCATACTTACAGATTGCGATGGTGTACTACTTGATTGGGAAAGTGCGTTTCATAAATGGATGGAATCACATGGACATGTTAAAGTAGCACATGGAATGTACGATATTAGTCAACAGTATGGGTTTGAAAAGGCTCAAGGTAAACAACTAATTAAAATATTTAACGAAAGTGCATGGATGGGCTATTTAAAAGCATTCCGTGATGCACGAAGTGGTGTTGCTAAACTATACGAACATGGATACCGATTTCATTGTATTACAAGTTTAAGTTTAGACAAAAAAGCAATTCGTCTAAGAAAGTACAACTTAGAGAATGTATTTGGTAAGGGTACTTTTAAAGAAGTACTATGTTTGGATACTGGTGCAGACAAAGACGAAGCATTGGCACCATATGTTGGAAGTGATGCATTTTGGATCGAGGACAAACTCGAAAATGCAGAGTGTGGGGCTAAGTTAGGATTAAAAAGTATTCTACTAAAACACGATCATAACAAAGATGAAGTCTTAATGGACGGAATAAAAATGGCAGGCAATTGGGCCGATATAGTTGACATGATTGTCAACAGTTAATTTATTCTTCGTCTCCGTAAATAGTTAGAACTTCAGTAACAGCGACATGTCGTTCAACATCACCTTTGGTAAAGCTGACAACTCCAATTATATCACTACCTCTTTGTTCTAGTAGTTTTACGAAATTTTTAAGACCGTTGTCTTCGAATCCACGGTCGTGTTGTGCTAAGTCTCCTGTTACAATAATTTTAGAATTCTCGCCAATGCGTGTTAATAACATCTTCATTTGAGATGGTGTCGCATTTTGCATTTCGTCTGCTATAATCCAAGAATTCTTAAAAGTTCTACCACGCATATATGCCAGTGGTGCAATCTCGATAATGTTCTCATTAATCATATTTTCGATTGTACTTGGTGACCAATATTCTTCCATTACGTCAAATATAGGTCTTGTCCATGGTGCCATTTTTTCTACTAATGTTCCTGGTAGAAAACCATGTTGTTCATCAACACTAACCGCAGGTCGTGTAATAACAATTTTACTACATAAGTTTGAATTGTATGCGTCAATAGCCGCTAACACGCCTAGCAATGTTTTACCTGTACCTGCAGGTCCCATTGCAAACACAATGTTACGTTTTTCATCGTCAAGAAGCTCTACATAATCTTCTTGTGCGAGATTACGTGGAACAATTTGTACATGTCGTTTTCTGTGTGCGTTGAGTTGGACTATCTTATCCTGTGAATGTTCTTGTTGATATTGTTGTTTTTTTGTTTTTCGAGCTCGTTTAGCCATGTGTTCTCCTATTTGGATGCTTGGGCCCTTTACTGCCTGCTCATATGTATTTAACACTTTGAGAATTAAGTTAAGTTAGCATAAAAAGAATAAAAGTTGACACTACGAACTAACTGTCATAAATAAGTATATATTAAAGGAATTCACAATGGATCAAAATTATATTTTAAACAACCTAAGAGCAAACACTAGTCGAGATAGTGCGTTAGAAACACTAATGGACTTTGAGCGTGTAATGGATAATGCCAACATTTATGCATATAAAAACTGGATGGAAGGCGAAATCGTCGAAGGTCCACATATTGATAGATATTGGGTAACAGTTACATTAATGTATTATAAGAATCAAATGCCAGATCCTGAAGGTGCAATGCGTTTAACAAGAAATGGTTGTAAAGTATATTTTGCAGAAGAAGAATACATTACGGCTGCTAAACTAAGAAGTCCAGACGACAGTGAAGGACAAGACGGAGCAGACGGTAGAAGACCAGGGCAAACTCGTGCTAAAAGAGTTATTAAGCCTATTTGGTTAGTAACAATAGTAATGCCTAGAAAATATATGAATGATGTAGAAGCAGCTAAATTGCGTGTTGATGATCAAGGTATTGATAGTAATGCAGTAGAGCAAGCATACACAGATGAAATATCTGCAGCAGACGAAGGATTAGACTTATGAGCATACAACACAATGATTTAATAGATTTAGTACAATCAACATTTAGTGTAGATCAATACAAAAGTAAAATAGGCGATGATAAGAATGTTGTAGTATTAGCATTTGAAGTTAAAGATGCCGATCCAGCAAAAGATTTAAGTCTGTTTATTGAAACAGGACATGACTGTATTGATGTAGATGTATCGCCGGGTCCAGACAAAGACGGAAATTACAAAGTCTTTGTTGAATTACAACGAAACAGTAAGTTATTTGATTCAATTGATAACATACTAAAAGATATCACTCGTGTAGACGAATCAGCAAACAGCTTTATGTTTAATGCATACAAAAGCGATATGCCTTCAAATTGGAATAGACAAAACTTTGAAAGTAGTGTATACTCAAGTAGTTACGATTATGAAATGGCCACTAACCCAAAAGCTCAAGAAATATCGGAACGCATTAAATTTTTAAACAAGTATTAATATTATGATATTAGGAAAACTTAAATTACTTCTTATAATGACTGCTGTACTCGGTGCAGTAGGATTAGGTGCGTGGAAGTATTACACATACACACAAGAACAAATTCGTGTATATGCCACAAACGCCGCAACTGCCGAACAAGCCGCAGAAGCTTCACAGGCCGCATTTGTATCAGTACAAAAAGATTTAGCAGAAGTACAAAAACAATTTAATGAAGTAAGCAAAGAATTTGCATCAGCACAATCACGTGTTGATACACTTGAAGAAAAACTAAGCGAACATGACTTAGGTCAACTTGCACAAGCAAGACCTGGATTAGTTGAAAAAATAATTGACAAAGCCAGTAACAACGTAGCAAGATGTATAGAGATACTAAGCGGTTCACCATTAACGGAGAAAGAAATCAATGTTACAAAAAAATCAAAAGCCAATACTGAATGTCCTGGCATTGCTAATCCTAACTACGTTCCTAAGTAGTTGTGCAACTACCCCACAGGTAATTTCATATAAAGCAGAGCCTATTGAAAAGCCAGCACTAGTATTACCTGCAACGGGTACACTAGAATTAAGAGATGCTGATTGGGATATTATTACACCAGATGCATTGGGTCAAGTGTTTGATAAGTTACAAGCAGATGGCGAACCTGTAGTTATATATGCATTAACAACAGAAGGCTATGAGCAACTTTCATTAAACATGGCAGATATACTTAAATTGTTATCACAACAAAAAGCAATTATTGAAGCATACAAAGAATACTACGAACAAACAGAAAAAAATATAGATGATTACAACAGCAAAAACAAAGAAGTTCCTGTTGAAAAAACAGGAATACTCGATAAATTTCTTAATTAAAAACACTAACGTTTAAGGCTCTTCATAATGTCAATAAATACTACGATGAAGAAAATGAACAATCCTTGGTTTATACTCGGCCTCGAACCAGGTGCTACATTTAAAGAGGTCAAATTAGCATACAAAAAATTAGCTCTAAAAAATCACCCAGACAAGGGCGGTACTATCGCAGACTGGTTGGCTATCAGTGATGCTTACGAAGAAATTCAAAAAAAGAATCATGTTCCTATATTAAAATCAACAGATGTGCAAATGATAGATCTAGCATTAACAATCGAACAACAAATTAGTGGTGTAAATGATTATGTTAAAATTGATGAAGAAGAAGACTTATATTTAAAAGTAAATATTCCAGCAGGCGTACTAGCTGGAGATAAGTTTAAAATAACTGATAAGCGAAAAAAATATATAATAAATGTGAAAGAAAAGGCAAATAAAGTCTTTACAAGATCGGGAAATAATATTATAATGTATAAGACATTGGATGTTATTGATGTAATGAAACTAAATTCATTTATGATAATGACACCAACAGGAGAACGCTGTGAAATTGATATTCCAATAGATACAGTGACAGGAAGTATAATAGTGCTAAAGGGACATGGGTTATACAATAGAAAGAGTAAAAGAAAAGGTAATTTAAGGATACATATAAAGGTGAAGATACCTTACTTAAATAGTACTAATATAGAAGAATTTATAACGAGGTTAAGGACAAATGACTGATATTGAAAAAATTGTAATAACTGCTATCAATTTAGCAAAGAAATTAAAACACGAATATGTAACTATTGAACATTTAGCAGCAGTTATTTTAGATGACCCACAAGTGCAAGCAATGTGTTTTGAAATAAATGCCGATTTTGAAACTTTGCAAATTGCATTAGTAGAGTACCTGGAAAAACATTGTAACGAATTAGTTAAGAATGATAACGAGGAACCAAATCCTTTTAAAACACAAATGCTTGAAAGAGTATTTAATAGAGCATTAACACAAGCATTGTTTCAAGGTAAAAAACATCTTAATCAATTAGACTTAGTATTAAGTATATTAGGCGAAGAAAATAGTATAGCGGCACAGTACGCAGAGCAGATGGGTCTTAACAAAAACAAAGTTATAGGTTGGATGCAAGAAACACAAGCACTAGAAAATGAACAAATTTTTGGACCTTCAGATAGTTTGGGAGATCCTCGTAGACCTCAAGGTGCAATGACACCTAGAGATGTATTAGCACAGTTTTGTACTAACATGAATGAAGCATATGATGAGTATGATGACTTAATTGGTCGTAGACACGAATTAAAAGAATTAGTACAAGCAGTAGCACGAAAGAAAAAGTCTAATGCTATTTTAACAGGCGGAAGCGGTGTTGGTAAAACAGCAGTTGTACAAGGACTAGCAAAACTTATTGTAGAAGGACATGTTCCTGATATTATTAAAGATAAGGTTGTGTGGGAATTAGATATGACTAAATTAGTTGCCGGTACAAAATACAGAGGTGACTTTGAAGAACGCATGAAGCAATTAGGCGAAGCATTAATACAAGAGCCTAATATTATTTTGTTTGTAGATGAGATACACACAATCATTGGTGCAGGTAGTACAAATGGTACTATGGATGCAGGTAATATGTTAAAGCCAGCATTAAGCAATGGTAAACTAAAAGTTATTGGCGCAACTACAGATGAAGAGTATAGAAAAGTATTTGAAAAAGAAACAGCACTAGCACGTAGATTTACAAAAGTTGTTGTATCAGAACCTAACTTAATAGACGCAAAAGAAGTTGTTTATAACTCGCTAATATCATATGAAGCATTTCACGATGTTACTATTAGACCAGAAGCAGCAGATCTTTCAGTTGAATTAAGTAATCAATATATCTTTAACAAGAAACTTCCAGATAAAGCATTTGATATTATTGATAGAGCATGTGCATTTAATAGAATATTACCACCCGAAGAACGCTTAGACATATTGGGCGAAGATGAAATTAAAGCAGAGGTGGCAAGACTAACTGGTATTCCAAAAGAACATTTAGGAAAAGCAGAAGACGAATCAACAAACAAAAAGCACTCAGAAGTTAGAGAGTTTTTAGAAAGCACAGTATTCGGTCAACAAGCGGCAATTGATTGCGTAGTTGACAGTATTACAGTTAGCATGGCAGGACTTAAAGATCCTATTAAACCTATTGCAAGTTATTTGCTTACAGGTCCAACAGGTGTTGGTAAAACAGAACTTGCTAAACGTTTAGCACAGTCAATGAGCATGAAACTATGTAGATACGATATGGCAGAATATCAAGAACGCCACACAGTATCAAAACTAATTGGTTCACCTCCAGGATATGTAGGACACGGTGATGGTAAAGCAGGTGATGGTTTACTTATTAACCAATTAGAAGATAATCCTAATTGTGTGTTATTATTGGACGAAGTAGAAAAAGCACACCCAGATTTAATGAGCGTATTGTTAAGTTTATTAGATGAAGGTACAATTACATCAAGTACAGGTAAAGTAGTAAGTGCCAAGAACGCTATTGTTATTATGACAAGTAACCTTGGAGCCAGAGACGCGGCAGTTAAAAGCATTGGCTTTAATGAAGAAACATATAATGCAAAAGCAGTAGACGATGCAGTAAACAATTACTTTGCACCAGAGTTCCGTAACAGACTAGATGGTGTTGTTAAGTTTAATGCACTAACAAGAAACGACATGAAGCGTATTGTTATTAAGTTCTTAGGTGAACTTGAAACATATGTAGAAGGCAGACACATTGTAATTAATTGGGGTCCTGAACTATTAGCAATGCTAGAAGATAAAGGATACGACCCGGCAATGGGTGCAAGGCCACTTGCAAGGTTAATTAATGAAAGTGTTAAACTTCCATTAGCAAAACACTTGCTAGATCACAACAAAGATTTTACATTGGATCTAGACTGGAAAAAAGACGCACTAACTATTAATGGAAAATAATATAACAGTACTGCCTACAGAAACTGTATTTTATAGATACTTTGATACACGACTTAAAATAGTAAAAATACCACGCAACTTTCATTTTAAATACGATAAGTTTGATTCTCTAGCAAGACTACAATACAGAGTAGTAAAGGTGTATAGAAGCAAACATGAATATGATTGTAACTTATACACATCGAATACAGAAATTGTACAAGATGTATTAAACAATTTTGAAGTAGAAGAAATAACTCAACCGTTAAATGAAACACATAGAGAACTACTACATAAGCGTGATAGAAAAGTAGTTATACGCAACAAGTTATGGTTTAACAGATACAAGCACAAAGTAACTGCATGGCATAATTGGGACAAGAATACAACCCGTGAAGAAAGTGTAAAAATGATTCAATGGGTATATGAACACTTTCCCAAAGGTGAGAATAGAATCGTATCCACCTCATATGGTTCCTACTTTGGAACAATTAATAGATTAGCACAACCACCCACTATATTCACAAACAGTGAAGAAACTATGATGTTATACAAGTTAGCATACAGTGATATGCTTAGAATGACTATGGAAACTTGTATAACGCTTCAAGAATTGGATAATTGATAAATACTTGTAAGATTAAAGGAGATTATTAATGGCTAGTTCTAACATAGTTCTAACAAATAAAAACGAACTTACATATACAAGTGACGCTGTAAAAGGCGATGGTTACTATGGATTTGCTGACGGTTTACATACAATGAGTTTCCATGTAAGTAACTTTACTGGAAGAATTCACTTAGAAGCAACAATTGTAGAACAACCAACAGAAAACGATTGGTTTCCTATTGATTTGGATAACTTAGCACCATATTTACAATATACTGCAGAAACTACTACCAAAGGTTCGACCTTTGAAGGTAACTTTGTTTATTTGCGTGTTAAAGTTGACAGATCATATTTAGGTGCAGGATCATATGATAAAGCACTGCATGGCGTTATTGACAAAGTCGTTGTGCTAATTTAAAGGAGAAATACACTTGGCGATTCAAGCATTTAGTGGTGGTATTCAACAACTACCTACACCAGATTTTAATTTAACAACTACCATTGCTGATGGCGATCTTTTGGTATACAGAAGCGTTGATAAAGCATTTCACAACGAAACAAGTTCATTTACAACACTTGCACAAGTTAATCAACTAATTGCAAACATACAAAGTGGCGGTGGAGTAGATTTAAGTGGATATGTGTTATCAACAACATTGGCAGCCGAGATAGCAACACTCAACACTGCTATATCAGTTAAAGCAGATACTACTTATGTAGACGCCCAAATAGCAGCTATACCTAATACAGATTTAAGTAGTTATGTAACTACAGCTGCATTAAGCGGTGCATTAGTAAATTACGATACTTCTACTGAAGTTACGGGTAAAATTAATACTGCAATTGCAAATGCTACATTCTTTGATGGCGATTATAATAATCTTACTAACACACCAGTAATTCCAGATTTAACAGGATATGCGACACAAGCCTGGGTACAAAATCAAATAGCAACCACTGATATAAAAGATTTGTTAGATGTAACAAATTTATTAAATGGCGGTGGTGGAGCAACTACACTAGGTGCTTTAACTGATGTAAGTACAACTGCTCCAACAACAGGACAAGTTTTAAAATATAATGGTACAGTATGGGCACCAGCGTCAGACAATACATCAGGTGCCGGTGGAAGTAATGCAGATACATTAGACAGTCAAGACGGTACATATTATTTAGACTATAATAACTTTACTAATACTCCAAGCATTCCAACACCATTTAGTGGTGACTATGACGACTTAACAAACAAGCCAACATTATTTGATGGACAGTTTAGTTCACTAACTAGCACACCAACTACACTAGCAGGTTATGGAATTACAGATGGCGGCAGTGGCGTTTGGGCAGATATTACTGGCAAACCAACTACAATAGCAGGCTTTGGTATTACTGATGCGTTTGACGGTGACTATACAAACTTAACAAACAAACCAACTATACCAGTAGATGTAAGTGATTTAACTGATACAACTAATTTATTAACTGGTGCAGCTTATACAGATGCTAGTGTTGATACACATCTTAACAGAAGTTCAGCAGCAACTAACCAAGTATTAAGTTGGGATGGCACAGATTATGCATGGGTTAACAATTCAGGAGGGGGCGGTGGCGCTACTTCTTTGGGTGGATTATCTGATGTATCAAGTACTGCTCCTTCAAACGGTCAAGTACTTAAATGGGATAGTGCAAATTCAACTTGGGCACCAGCATTAGATGCCACTTCAGGAATTGGCGGTAGTAGTTATGCAACAGAAGCCTATGTAGATCAGAAACTATTAGAGCGTGGCGATCACTTTAGTGGCGATTATAACGATTTAACAAACACACCTGTATTGTTCTCAGGTGATTATGCAGACTTACTTAATAAGCCTGCAGGTAATTCAGATCTAAGTTTACAAATTGTAGGAACAGATTTAAAACTTTTAAATATTGAACCAGATCCTGATACAGTAATTAGTACAGTAAGTTTAGCATCATTAGGTAGTGCTATAGCATCTAGTATTGACTATACAGACTTAGCAAACAAGCCTAATTTATTCAGTGGTGATTATAACGACTTAGTAAATAGACCAAATCTATTCTCAGGTAGTTACACAGACTTATCAAATAAACCTTATATTCCAAGTATTGCAGGATTGGCATCAACCTCATATGTTGATTCAAAAGTAATAGAACCTAATGTAATCAGAGAAGTAAGAGTATCTAATGTAGTATTAGCAACACATGATAATTATGTTATGTCAATTACTACAACAGATGCTACACCAACAGAAGCATTATTAACTACCGGAAATAGAATAGTAATAGACAACAATAGTACAGTTATGTACAATGTACACATAATTGGTGCAGACGGCACTGACAATTATGGTATTAAATTACAAGGTATTATTGATAAAACTAGTGGAACATTAACATTAATCGGCACTCCAAGTAGAGAAACCCTAGCAGATACTACAAGTGATACTTGGTCTGGTAGTGTTTCAGCAGATACTGTTAACAGTAGTTTAAAGATTTCTGTCACAGGCGAAGCGGCAAAAACAGTAAATTGGACTATTTTTGTTGAACAAAACGCCGTAAAAAGATAGAAATTAGATAAATAAAAGTAGTGCAACAGCACAGAACTTTAAAAATAAACATTATTAGGAGAATATATAATGGCAACAAGAAATCCAGCAAATGTAATTGAATTTGGTAAATTCAACTATGGCGCAACAATGACAGACTTCGTAATCACTGCAGCAGCAGATGTATCAGGTGAAGTTAACCCAGGTGAAGAAATGGAAGCAATTCTAGAAGCAGTAGCTCAAAAAGGTACAGTTATCGGTCTTAGCAACCACTCAACTGGTGGTACAGTATTTACTGTAGTAGTTGAAGGCTCAGCTTGGGCTGACGCAGCTGAACTACAAACTGCACTACAGGCATTATCACTTGCAACAGCAGGCGCAATGACAGTAGCATAAGTTACAGTTAAGTAATTAAAGAAAACCCAGTCTTAGAAATAGGATTGGGTTTTTTTGTGACTAGTAATTCTAAATTGGATAAATACAATTATACAAGGAGATACAAATAATGGCAAACACAGATTTAAATAATGACGGTAAAATATCAAAACTGGAAGCATTTCCATATTGGTTTGATAAATTACGTTTATTCCCTCGTGCATTTATTAGTATGTACATTTATTTACTATATCAAGTAACAGAATGGTTTATGGCTTTACCAGATCCAAGCATGCCACAAGCAGGACTGGTTAGTGTTGTAGTTGGAGCAGGCGCGGCATGGTTTGGTCTTTATGTAAACAGTACAAGTGAAAACGATCAAAAGATTGTAGTACAAACAGATACTTCCACTTCGGGAACTCGAGCTAGTTATAGCGGTTCAGCAAGTGCAGAAGCAGATTATTCTAAAAAGAGCAAATACTAAATGTATCAACATCATGTAATATTAAAAACTACAGAAGCACTAGATAGTGAAACTGCATTAGATTGGTTGGGAACTTGTAAACGTTTTGGACCAGAAGGAGTTGTATTTTCATATCAACATGGTGCTAACGAAGTTGCAATGGAATACGGAATAGACGAAGGTTGTCCGGAATTTCCAAACACATACACAGTTCCGTTAATAAGAGATTTAACACAAGAAGAAGCAGCAATTGTTGTTGCTGCATGGGATTATAAATTTATTCCAGACTTTAATATTGAAATTTCTAACCAATACGATACAATGCAGGATGTAGAACTTGAGATAGATCCAGAAGTAATGGAATCAGCTACATTAGACTTAAACAAATGGCATCACAATAGATGGCGTGATGAGATGCTTAAAGAAGGATGGCATTATGGATTGTATTTTAGCGAAAGTAAAAAATCACACCCAGCATTAAGAGATTGGGATTCATTACCAGAGAGTCACAGACGAAGTCCACAGTTTGATAACAAAGAAATCTTTGAATGGCTTCGTAAAAACGGCGTAGCCTAAAATGATTGAAAACAATATGTTGCTTGTGCTAACTCACGACAACAAAATAAAAACCTCACAAACACAATATTTAATTAAGAATAATGTTACACTATTCTTAGAATGGCGTTGTGAAGTTTTTGATCACACAAAAACAATAACATCACAATTAGGAACAACTGGATATACTGCATGTGGCAATAAGTCACGCACATGTGATGTGGCAATATGTGCATGTCCTACTGACATAAACTTACCAAAAGCAATTAACAAAGATACACTTGTTAATTTTAGAGAATTAGTGTCTAATATTACAAAATATTCTATAATCGAAGATTACAATGTTGACACAGACGGAGATATTATTGCATGTGGTGTATATGGATTATTACAAAATAATCGTTTTGTAGTTGATTGGAATTTATTAAGAAGATGTAATTTTAGTTGTACATATTGTGCACCAGACATACACGACCTAGACAGTGGGTTTCCTTCGTTAATACAATACAAAAAAGAATTTGAAGAAATAGAAGTTCCACCTGGCAGAGAAATACATTTTAACCTCAATGGCGGCGAACCAACCTTACATCCTAATATTTTAGATATCGTAAAAATGTGTAAAAAAAGAGGTACTGTTGAATTATTATCTAATGGAACAGCATCCATAAAATTATACAATGAATTATTAGAACATACTAAAATTAATATAAGTTTGCATCATGAATTAATAAATGAAAAACATATGCAGAAGTTTATTGATATTGCACTACTTGGTAAGGGACAATTAGTGTTTAAATACTTTAATACATTTGATGAAGAAAAATTTAAAAAATATCTTAATATATTAGAACAATTTGAAAATGTATCTATTATATCCAACAAGCGTCTTATACTTAGAGGACAACGAAATAAAGAAAAAACTTGGGCAACTTAACGGTTGACATAACCAACCAATCTTGCTATAATATACACATAACTTAATTTATAGAGGTACTTATGGTAGGCAAGGTAGGCTTTGCGTGTAAATATTTACACCACGATCAGACACAAAAAAAGAA